GGCCTCGTATATACTCATGCTTTCTAAATTACCGTAACCGTTAAAAGTTATGTATTCATCACCCCAATTGTGAATTTTTCCAAAAAACACGGCTCTCGCGGCTTCTTCAGGCTTATTATAGTAATAAGTTTGAAAAAAATCGTCGTCAAATTCCAGTATCATATCATCAGGATTATTTTCCGATGCGTATTCATTCCATAAGCCTATTTTTTCGTCGTCGCTTTTATCCTCCCAACCTATAGAAATGTATTTAAATAATTTCTCTAACTCACTATTACTAAAGCTCTCGGAATATAAATAACTTGGGAAACCTTCAAAATCTGTGAACATTGGTTCAGGATCTGAAATTCCTACTTTTTCAAAATGTTCATTTATGTAGTCTTGGAATTCGTCCGCGTCGCTAAAATCTGATAAATCAACCCAATGACCATATTTAAATTGAGTTCCTTCGTTGTAGCTTGCGTAATCAGTTAAAAAAAGTTTCGGGGTAGTTGTTGTAGTTTCCATAATTGATAAATATAAAAGATTAATGATATTTGTTTGTTTGTTATTTTCTAATGTTTAAATCGTTTTCTATTTCCTCAGGAGTCAGTCTAAGTTCGTACTTTGCGAAATCATCCCAAGCAATTTGCTCCAAAAGTTTTAAATCTCTGCTTATATAGTCACTTCTTTCAATAAGTAAATAATATTCCCCTGATGGCAGAATCTCAATAACTAAAGCATCCGCATAAACTAAATTATTTTCACTTTCTGAAATTCCTCCGAATGTGTTGTTAACTTCTTCTTTGGTCATTTCTTTTTTAGAGTCTCTAAATTCTTGTAAAGTTTTCATCTTATTAAGGTATTAAGATAATCGGGTTTGTTCCTGATTTCTTTTACAAATATAGGGCGATATGACTATAAGAAACAACAGAGAAAAACTATAATAGTAAAGGTTTACTATAAGAAATACTTATACCTGAGCAATGGCGCGGGTTTCAGGCGTATAAATGAGGTAAAAAAATATTAAAATAATTAAAAAAAGATTGAAAATAATTTATTGAAATCCTGGAAACGTATAAAATCCGGAAAAATTGAATAAATCCAAGTAATAAACAAGTATCATTTTAAACGGTTGAAAGTTGGTAAAAGTCATATATATAAAAGGTATAATTAAAACCTATCAAAACTCCCTGCAATAGAATCTATATATAAGGAATAAGACAACATAAAGAGAAGGAAAGCGCAAAGCAGGGAACAAAGTAATTAACAGCGCAGCGGGGCCACAAATAAAGCAATACACAAAAGACAACAATGTCCGTTATTAAAAGACTATCAAACAAATAAAAGGATTAATATATATAAAGGACAGTAAACGAATTACAAGCGATAAGATAAACCGAATTCCTTCAAAAGTCCTATTATATAAAAGGAGTTAGAACGATGTTTAAAACCTGCTAAAACTCCATGCAAAAGGAAACAAGTGTAAAAGAAAGAGAGAGACAAGAAAGAAGGAAACATAAACGAAAGACAAGCGCGGAGCAGTACAAACAAACAACAAACTAACTAAGCAGCTAAGTATAGATTATTTCCTAGTGTATAAAGTAAATTGATTGATGAATTGTCAACACTCGAAGCACCCTCACATTAATCTAAATTTATAAAATCTAATTACCTGAACATGGTATAAATATAAATCAGTTTATTAATTGGATTCGGTTTGGTTGTATTCGGAATAGAAATAGTTTACAATAGCTTAAACCCTTATAAATAAAGGAATTAGTATTGATTTATTACGATCATACTAAGACTATAGTACGCAATTAGAACCACCAAACGAGCTAAAATATAGTATTAGAATTGCTTTAAACACCTGACCTGAGAGATAATATAAAAACCTAAAACATTTAGAGAAAGGAAACCGAAAAGATGACCCCGGTACACTTCAATAATGACTTGGGAAACCGGAAACAGACCCCGTATCCCCCTAGATTATACCTACCTATCATAAACTCTCACTACTATAAATCTCACACAATACAGAGTGGGACAGCAAGTAAAAAAGCATGTGGGACAGTAGAAAGTGGGACAGTATTATGGGTGTCCCAGAGGTTAATAGCGGGACAGTGAGATTTGGTCATTTATTTAGATTAAATATACATTACAGATAAAGTGGTACAAAAAACGGGACAGTAACATAAAAGTATTATATTTGTCATAGTTGAATGATTAAACAAAAGTTAAGAGATGGATACGAATATTGAGCAGAAGGTGTTAGATTTGAACAATGATGGGAAGTCGCTTCGTCAGATTGCGGATGATTTAGGCATCAATAAGAATAAGGTTTCCCGCATATTGTCTAAGTTCTTGAATCCGATAGATACTGCGGCTAAGAAGTCGGCTGCTAAGGCGGTTGAAGCTGATGAGGTGATGGAGGTTGAATATGAGGAAACTGACGAGAGAGTGTCTTCGTTTGTTGGATGGGATAGGATAGGTCCGAATGAGTATTCTAATAAGGCGACAGGTGAGATTATGAATGTTCGTTTTGTTAAGGGTGCTGCTGAGAATCATTTCATTGGGCATTTCGTAAAAAGCAAGTAGAAATGGGATTTGAAATACACATGGATATGGGAAATTCTGAAAAAAAATCGGCTGACGCCAATGTAGGTAATGTTATTGCGGCGGTTCCGACGGCGAGAGAGTTTCTGAATATGGGCCTGACTGATGATTATGCAAAGGATATGATACAATTCGCTATGATGCACGTTGAGAATTTCGCGAAAACTCTTGCTTACAAACATTCAGAATGCTACGGAAACGCAACGGCTGTGGATATTGAGCTGATTCCGGAAGCGGTTGAGAAATATAAAATTAAATAAATCAAATAGAATGAAAAAAGAGTACAAAGTAAGCGGAGCAGCAATTGGATTAGGATTAAGCGTATTTATATTAGCGTGTACGGTATATTGCTTCGTTATAGCATTGATTATTGACAACCAGATTGCGGCTTGGGGATGGGGGCTTTTAACCTTACATACGTTTGGAGGATTCCTGAAATCTATGCTAAAATACCTGAAGAAAAAACATAAGCGTAAGCTGAAAGAGTGTAGTAAAGAAGACATTTACACTCGTTAAAAATAAAAAAGATAAGGCAGAAGAAAATCCATATCGGTATATATGGTAGACTTTCAGGGATTATCGACAGAGCAGTGAGCCTTACGCCACAATATAGACCGCCAAGTCTGTGGTTCCATAATTTGGCTGCCCAATCCCTGATATTACTGACAGCTGAGTAATTTATTGGTTTTTACTCTTAACGGAAAGATACGGCAAAAACGGGGGGTTGACATATTGGCTATTATCTCTTGACGGTAATGCAGACTCGGACTCTGCTCCCTCCACGAAAAAAGTGATGAAGTGACCTCACATTCGAGGATTTTAACCAAATTTCAACCAAACTACAAGTAAATATGAAAAAAGGCACAGGAGTAAAAGGAGACAAGCCAACTGCGGTCAAAAAGGAATTGAAAAACGAGATAAAGTACCAAGTTCAGCTTACGGACGAACAGAAGGCTGTGAAGACAGGGGCTTATCAAAAGGATGTCACAATCGTACTTGGGCATTTCGGTTCCGGAAAAACTCTTGTAGCGGCTCAGATAGCATTGGATATGCTGTTTAAGAAGCAGATTTCAAAGATTTACATTACAAGACCGATTAACTTCGAGGCCACGGGATTTTTGACAGGATCAGCCGATGAGAAACTGGCATTTCATACATTCCCAATCAAGCAGAATTTCTATGCCTGTTACAGCAAGGTGAAAATCGACGAATTATTCAAGGACGGGACTATACAGATTGTGCCAATCGACTACATGAAAGGCTACACTTTTGCTGACTCATGCACGATAGTTGACGAATTCGAGGATATTAATTACAAGGATTTTGAGCTTATTCTTACAAGACTCGGAAAAGGTTCTAAATTGCTTTTCACCGGTTCCGAAGAACAGATTGACATAAAAGGAAGCTGCATCGACAAGATAAAATGCCTGCAGAACTTTGATTTGGTTAACTACCATGTTCTTACTTCACAGCACAGAAACGAGGCCATTATGCAGATTCTGAACTTCGTTAAAGACAATCACTCGGTTAAATCTCAGCAAAACTAGCCTATGAAAGTTAGTTTAGAAGTAGCAGTAGTGGCGCATGAGAAAGGGTTTTATTTCCAGGCGCCATGTTTCTGCGGAGACGCTGAGAATGACGGGGAATGCAACAGGTGCAGAGTTCTTCAGGAACAATGCGAGAACTTTACGGCATATCGGCCAAGCCAGACAGAAGTTCAGAAAGTATTAAGAAACATAAACATACATGCGGCATCGGAAGCTATCCCTCAACCGGAATGTGTCAAATTCATCGGTCACATCCTGTACGTTGGGAACAATGTAATGATAAGCGAAAACACCAAATTCATACGCGACTCATACGAGGAAGCATTAGATGACGCCTTGGAATACGGACTCGAAATGATTGAGGTGATTGACACAATGGAGGAAGAAGGAGAATATGACGACGATGACGATTCAGACGACGAAGATTATGAGTAAGATGGTAAAAAAAGACAAGTGGGTTACAAAGAAAATGGTAAGCCCTGAATTGAGAGAGGAAATCATATTTTACTGGAGATGCTCCAAGGACAACGGTTCTCAGGACATAGCCACAAGATTCGGCATTACGGTTTACATGGTCAACGGGATTTTGGATAAACACTTAAAAAGCAGGGTATTAGATGATAAGTAAAGAATTATTCGTTGACTGCATAAACTCCATAATGCTTCAACATTCCGAAGATAAGGCGAATGCCGAATTGGTGAAACAGGCTTTTCAGGTTAGTGAATTCGCACTGTATGATAACGGAAAACTGATTTCGGCCATTGTCAATTTGCTAAGACAATACTTTCCGGTGTGTTTTGATGGTTTTTGCAACTTGGAGCATTACATGTTTCAGTTAGATTTCGGGAAATGTGGCGAGGAATATGAATCGCCGGAGGAATTTTACGACAGATTAGTTAACGAACAAAACTTAATTAACCCATGAATATAATCACCACCAATCTTTGTCATTCAGTCGGGCCGTATAAATTTATTTATGTGTCGAATACGTTTTATGACAACAATATTTTCTGCGTAAACAGATTCGATTACAACGCGACATCAAGTCCTCTTATTGGAATTTGGAAAATAAAATATAAACTATGATACTACTATACTCAATTTTAGCTTTAACAGCCTCGGTTTACCTGGTGATTTCGGCAATCATGTTTTTCAATCATGCGGAACATTACCATACTTACCGTAAAGTCTACAAAAGTCTTCCTGAGATGAAATTCAGAATAAACAAATACCACGGTTCGGTTCATTCGATTCACTGTCCGTTCATTTATTACACGGAAGACAAAATCGTGGATTTGGACGGTGAGATTTACCTGACAGACGGCGCTTACGAGTATTTCGACCTTTACTCGTGGTGGTACAGAAGGAAATTCGTGAAATGGTTTGATAATTTAGAATAATGGAGGAAGAAGAAAAGCCCAAGAAAAGACAAGGAAGGCCCAAGGGAAGCAAGAATAAAGTACAAGGCAAAATGTTGAAGGAGCATCGTAAGGAACGAGGTCGTGATAATCGCCACCATAATCAATACGATGGGCAGACAAGGGGCGAGTTCATGAAAGTCCGCGACGGAGAAACTCAGGAGCAGTGGGAGGCGAGGACTGCACAGAGAAGGATTTACGGAAAGTCCAAGGATTCAAGGATAAAGAACACCAAGGACGGGAAACTCGTTATTCTGAGCCGAAAACTTCCCGGAATGCAGAAAGAGGTACAGCTTTGCATTTACCGAAATATCCATGAGAGGATGTTCGACTTCCTGAGAGTGTATTCTCTGATAATGAAACATGCCGAGGTGAGACACGACGTACTGAAAGACGACATAGAGCTTGGGTTCTACTTTTACAACGGGCTGCCTTTTACCAAGGAGGAGTTTAATCAATTATGCCTCATGACAGGATATGTAAAGGGAGTTTTCGCGAGATTCTACAAAAAGGGCTACATTCAGAAAATGGCTATCATGGCGGCAAACGGAGTGACAAAGGATACTCAGTATTACATACTGACGCTGGAATTCACAAGACTTATTGCCAAGGTTTACTCGGTTCTGACGAAAACTTCCAAGATGCAGATTGAAAATGCCCACGGAAAGCCACGTGTCAGTAAAGAACTAATGGAATGGATAGTGAAGGCCAACGAGGACATTGAGGAGACGATTTTGGGGATAAAGAAGCAGGACAAGATAAATTACAGAAACGAAGATTAATCATGGGTAGTTGGAATCACAGATTATTAGCACATATACACGACGAAGAAGTGTATCTACAAGTTCACGAAGTTTATTATAATGACGACGGAATACCAAACGGATATTCAGAAAATCCAGTTACAATCGGCTCAGAAGAAATTAAAGGAATCAAATGGGTTTTAACCAATGTCAGGAAATGTCTTGACAAACCAATTTTATACGCAGGAAGCAATTTTCCAGCAGAATATAATTAATCAACTAAATATAAACAGATGAAAAAAGTATTATTATCAGCGGCAATCGCTATTTTCGCGACGGGTTGTGAAACAAAAAATGTATCAATACAAAGTACAGATACAATGATTAGTGGCATGTCAATAAAAACATACACAATTCAAGGGTGTGAATATATTGGTAAGGCTATTGGTGGTGATTCGGCTGTTTTGACCCACAAAGGAAACTGCAAATTTTGCATCGAAAGAAATAAAACAATTAAATAAATAATATGAATCCAGTAAATTACACACTTACCTTTGGGGAAAAAAGAGTTCAGAGAAGTTTCAATCCGTCGGCAAATACTGAGATTGAACAAATCAAAGAAATGTATGCTAAGGTTATCGACCACGTAGAAACACTGCGAAACAGCGCAAACAACAGAGAAGTTTCTTTAGCTCAGACGGAATTGGAAACATCTTGTATGTATGCCGTAAAATCACTTTTCGTATAATGGATTATTGTGCGGCAATAATACTCGGTATATTAGTCGGATATTTAGCTAAATCGCTAGTAGGGAATACAAAAAAGTAAACAATTAAATAAAAATCAAAATGACAAAATCAGAATTAATCGGGGAAGTAGCCTCAGAATGCGGAATCACAAAAGGATTAGCAAAAGAAGTAGTAGAATCAGTATTCTCGAACCTTGTAAAAGGAATCGGTGAATCGGACAGGGTTTATATGCCTGGATTTGGCATTTTCGCGAAATCAGAGAGAGCAGCGAGAACGGGAAGAAATCCTAAAAACGGGAATCCAGTTGAAATTCCTGCAAAGACTACGTTAAAATTCAAGGCTTCCTTTGAAGTTGAATAAAAACACTTATATTAGCGGCATCTTCTTTTGAGTTTTCATGGTAACTCTTAGGTTTTGGATGGTTTAGAACGAAAAAAGCTCCACTGTAAAAAGTAGAGCTTTTTTTTATTATATTTGCCGAACCACGCTAAGGATAGTATCCTTGGTCCGACGCTCCTTAATTGGAGCGTTTCTTATTTAGAATTGTTCTGAAATAATTGTTTCGTATATTTGCCACATCGAATGCAAGCGATACAACAATTTAATAAAATTCCCCCTTTGAGTGCCTTGCATCACTTTTAGGGGGTTTTTTGTATTTATGAAAAGAGGTTTTGTAAAAAAGGGCGATATTATAGATAGGACAGGTGAGAAATTCATCACAAATGAGGGGTATGAGGTCGAGATAGTTCAGTATTTTGGGGTTTATGATTGCACTATTAGGTTTAGTGACGGAACAATTATCTGTAACATGAATTTCGGAAATATAAAGAAGGGTACGGTTAAAAACCCTAATCACAAATCAGTTCAAGGAATTGGATACTTTGGCATAGGTGAGTATAAAGCACATGCTGGAAATAGTGAAAACACTACAGTTTACAATGTATGGAGAAACATGATTATTAGATGTTATAATAGCAAAGCACAATTAAAACAACCAGCATACATCGGCTGCTCAGTTCACCATGATTGGCATTGTTTTCAAAATTATGCTAAATGGTATTATGAAAACAAAACAGAAGACTGGTATGTGGATAAAGATATTTTATTTAAGGGTAATAAGGTTTATTCTCCTGAAACGTGCTGCTTTGTTCCTAATGAAATTAATGTCCTTTTTACAAACAGTAGAAAATCAAGAGGTGAGTTTCCTGTAGGGGTGCAAAAATACAGTCGTAAATTTAAAGTGGCACTAAGTATAAATGGAAAGCATGTATATCTAGGGTTATTTAGCACTATAGAAGAAGCGTTTCAAATATACAAAACTACCAAAGAATCACATATCAAGGAAGTAGCTAATTTATGGAGGCCTAGGATTATGCCAAAAGTTTATGAAGCTATGATTAATTATGAAGTTGAAATCACAGATTAAATAAAAAAGAAAAGCCACTCAAATCGAGTGGCTTTTACTTTACAATGTGTGTTTCTACACTGAGCAAACTAAATCGTTGTAGTAAAGTGTCTTGTACTCCACACCTCCAATTGACAAAGGAGATGTCTTATACGAGTCATATAGAACGAAATCTCCTTCTTTAATAGTGTGAATTTCATCTACAGGACAATCAACTCCGAGAGAGATAATTTGACCTTTTTTGTATTTTTCATTTTTATCTACAATTCCGGATTTATCGAAGCCAAACGATGTTTCGTTCTTGTTCTCTACCTCCTGAATTATAACGATATGGTTTAGAGCTTGCATTTTAGTTCCCATGTGAATGTGTGTTTTTAGTTCGGTTAGTCAAACAGTGGTTAGTCATCAATAATGTATTGCTCGCTGAACATGCATTGATTAAAGCATGTTTAATAGCCTTAGTTGAATCCAATATTCCAGAAGCTATCATATCCACCTGTTTGAAGTTCTTTACATCGTAACCGATCGGATATTCAGCAGAATTTATGAAATCTTTCACGTCTGCATTTGACAATATTCTGTTAAGGGGCGCTACAACTGCAATATTACAAACCGGATCCAAGTCAAGTCTTGCTGCATTGTAAAGAGCAACTCCTCCGCCTGCAACAACACCTTCTTCTCTTGCTGACCTTACAGCACAAACGGCGTCCTCTATTCTGTCGATACGCTCTTGTAACTCACTCTCTATAATTGCACCAACCTTAATGATGGAGATTCCTCCTGATATTTTCGAGATCCTGTCCTTGATGTATTTTTTTTCAAGTTCAGTTTTGGCGACTTTCAGCTGTTCTTTAAGTTCGTCGATTTTGCTGTTTGCGGCGATGTCGATTTCCTCATTTTCCAAAGGCACGATGATGGTGTCTGTTTTACCTACGATAATTGACTTACATGTTCCAAGAAACTGAGCTTCACGGCCAACGAACATATCTCCTGATAAAGACGACAGGAATTGGGTTCCGCACAACATGGCTAAATCTGACATAAAATCCCTGCGTTTATTCCCAAATGAAGGGGAATTTACAAGGACGATTGGCAACTGTTTCTCGATTACGTTTCTGATGATTACATCACGGATACCGTAAGAGGCTGAATCTGTCCAGTCTGCCACGATAACAAGTTGGCGCTGGTTCTGCATTGCGAATTTGATAAACGGCAAAACCTGAACGTCGAATGACTTGAATACGATATTAGAACATACGATTAACGGGTTGTCGCTGAATTCGGTAGTACGGTCAGCAAAGTTATTGATAAGCAAATCACTTGCGTAACCGCCTTCCAATAGGGTTCCGTCTATGAAATCCAGGTGAGTTTCGTGGTCATTGCTTCTCAGATGCGAAACAGCCCCGTTTTCGCCAGCCTTAATAAAGGCGTCAGATACGATTTTGGCAAGTTCTTCTTCGCCATTGGCAGATGTTAAAGCTACGTTATAAATATCCTCGTCGGTAAGTTTTTGTGAGATTTCGTCAAGGTAGGCAACGATTTTGTCGCGTGAGTTTTCGATTTCGTGTTTGATGTCGATAGCCGATTTCCCTGCTTTTAAGGCTTTAAGAGATTCGGCGAAAAGTGCCTGAAGCAGTACGATAGTTGAAGTGGTTGCGTCACCGGCAAGGTCTACTGTACGTTGGGAAGCCTCTTTTGCAACCTTACAAGCCATGTTCTCCACAGCATCGTCAAGATTGATGTTCTGAAGCGTCTTGTAGCCGTCTTTTGTAGGTTCCGGCATACCATATACAGATTCTATAAGAACTGTCCTTCCGCGGTATCCCATGGTACTGGAAACAATATCAGCAAGCTGGTCTATACCTGCTTTCAGTTTTTCTTTGGCTTCAATTCCGGACGTGATGTCCTTTAAAATTTGATCGTTCATATTAATATAGTGAATTTATATTTATAGCCCAAAGATATTAATATTTTTTTCATAGTCAACGCCTTACACTATAAGTAAAAAATATTACTTTTGTTAAAGAGATAGACAGCATCTATCACTAATCGCAACAAACAAAACAAACAAAAAAAACAGCGATATGACAAAATATGACTTCACGGCCTCGACTAATCAATTAGTTAAAACCGGCAATGTTTCAGGCGGAGATGCCACAAAGAGAATTCAATCATTTATGAGGCCAAGCATCAGTATGGCAGGTACGAAAATCGCATTCTTTGAAAGCGGAAACTACATGTGCGCACTTCCTTTTTCAGAAATCGGAACAATTGCAGCAGCAACTCCTACAGATTTAGCAGATGCAGCAGCAAAACTTATTGCATTAATAGCCACTTTAACAGTATAAGTCCATGACTAAAATATCAAATTACGAACTTGACGAAACAATTTCAGGTAGCGACAGGGTAACAGGAACAGACGGAGCTACGGGACAGACTAAGAACTACCTTGTTTCTGAATTATCTACATATATATCAGATCAGGTTGAATCTGGATCTCAGGGAGAGACAGGACCTGCGGGGCCGACAGGACCGCAAGGATCAGTAGGTCCACAAGGGCCAACAGGAACAACAGGTCCGCAAGGAGTAGCCGGAACAACAGGTGCTGCTACAGTAGGACCACAGGGTATTCAAGGACCGGCAGGTCCAGTGGGCCCGGTAGGTTTAACATGGAAAGGTACTTGGAGTGCTGCTACAGCTTACATTTTAAATGATGCGGTGGGTTACAGCGGAGCTTCTTACTATAGAATTATTGCAGGAACAACAGCTACGGCTCCTAATATAGACACTACAAACTGGGCTTTGCTTGCTTCACAAGGAGCAGTAGGACCACAGGGGCCAACAGGAGCTACTGGACCAACAGGATCTGCAGGAACGCAAGGAATACAAGGAACTACAGGGGCAACCGGATCACAAGGGCTTACAGGACCTGCGGGACCAACAGGGCCGCAAGGACCACAAGGTATCCAAGGGATTCAGGGGCCGGCAGGAACTGTATCGATTACTACCGGCGCTGTATTGGCGGTCACTCCTCCGGCGACAGTTACCCTGGGTTTTACACATAACACGGTGTCTACTTCAGCAGCAGAAAGGGCTGTTACATTGCCATTAGGTTTTACGGCGGGACAAGAAATTATTGTAATGGCTAGTAATAATGCCTACGATTTTAATGTATTGCCGCCGGTAGGAGACACCATTTCTCGCATAGGAGTTTCTGCAGGTGTCTCAAGTATGCCTGTAAAAGCTAATGAAAATTACAGGTTTACAAAGCTAAGCGGAACTACCTGGAAAGCAGAGTCAATTGGCGCTTCGTTATCTCAGGTGCTTGGTGTTGGATCTGCCGCCACTAACAATTCAGGGAGAACTTTAGATTTAGGAGATAGTTCAATCCTTGTTCAAGGCCCTTCCGGACACAGTGTAACGATATTAGAAAGCACAATAGGTTTATTTAGTCCGGTATCAGGAGATGAGCTAACTATAAACACAGGAAGTATTGACTTCGTTAAAGGAGGGAACTCAGCTATTACAATATCTGCTGTCAATGGTACAACTCCAAGAAACATTCTTCTTCCTGACGCGAGTGGAACTGTAGCTTTGACTTCTGACATACCTACAGTAACTTCCGGAACATGGGCAGCTTCGTTTACACCTGTTCTCAATGTAGCCTCTACTTCCTACTTTAGTGTAGCTTATCAAAAAACAGGAAATATTGTATGTGCTACAATTGGATTTTTGGTAACTGTTACCGCAGCTAATACAGCCACAACGCTTACAATATCACTTCCGGTAAACAGATCAGGATCATCACCGATACAGGTTGGATCTGGAACTTTAAAAAGGAACAACTCAGCGGCTGAATTCATACCTGTATATGTTGAATCAGCGGCTACGTCTACGGTTAAAGTTCAGTTTTACCCGACGCAAAACACTGATTACTACATAGGGTCAATTACCTTCCAATACGGAATCAACGTATAACACAAAACCCCAAACACTATGAAGGAGATATTAATTCAACTAGGTATTGACAAGGGCTTTTTAATAGCCGGTTTAGTCGGTGCTATCGCCGGAACAACTGGTAGCAAAAAACACATTTTAGCACGTATAGGCTCGATACTCATGGGTGTCGGGTGTGCTATATTCACCACGCCGTTAGCCTGTGACTTGATAAGCATTACTAACGAGCAGTCAAAACTCGGAATAGCAGTTGTTATCGGGTACTTGGGAATACAGGGAATTCAGAAAATAGTAATCTCTAAACTAAAGCAAAATGAAGTTATTTAACGAAATGGTGTTAATCGCTATCGCTATAGTAGCCTTGGTGAGCTTGGTTGTCGAGATGGAGGACCGCAGAAATTACAAACATGAGGCAATACTAAAAGCAGGCTTCGGGAGTCTTGCCGTTGGAGCTTTGACAGCTGTTTGTTATGAAACGATCTACTGCTATGCTTTCATGAATATGTGTTTCCTGGCAGTTTTGGTAATCAGATTAATATCGAGAAAAAAATAGATATATGGAATTACACGAAAAGTACAAGACTCTTTTTAACTCATACCACGTAAACACGCCTTTGAGGATTGCTCATATTATGGCGCAACTGGAAGCTGAATCCGGATTAAAACCTATTGAGGAAAATTTGAAATACTCTCCTAAGAGATTGGGAGAGGTTTTTCCTAAGTATTTCCCGAATGCGGAGGTGGCGAATTTCTATGCCAAGTCTCCGGCAATGATAGGTGCAAGGATTTACGCTAACAGAATGGGCAACGGTGACGAAAAATCCATGGACGGGTACAAATTCAGAGGCAGAGGTTTCATACAGACCACAGGAAAGAACAATTACCTGGTACTATCTAAAGACACCAGGATAGATTTTGTAACCAATCCGGACATGTTGCTGCAGGAAGCAAACGCAATGATTGCTGCCTTACATTACTGGAGCAAAGGAAAACTGAACACTCATGCTGACAATGACGATGTTGACGCGATAAGCGACATAATCAATATCGGGCATCATACGGCTAAGGTAGGCGACGCAAACGGCTTCAAACACAGGAAAGAACTGCTTGGCAAATGGAAAACTAAACTTGGAATCTAATGAGTAAAAAAAACAAACTTCCGAGAACAACCGAGGCCGAAAACAGGCTTGGGAACAATACGATAATATTCGCATCAGTTTTTGCGCTTATAGTGTCGTTCCTGCTTGTGGGCTGCGGGGCAAGAAAGGTCAATAAGACAGAAACTGAAAAGACAGAAAAGACAGAACAGACATCTGTTTCCGAAGAAAAGTCAGTGACTGAAAGCAACGTGAAAACAGAGGTTGTGACTGTTGAGAATTCAAACGACAGCACAATCACTGAAACTGTGGAAATAAGACCAATCGACAACACAAAACCGGCTTATTTTGACAATAACGGCAAAATAGAGAGTATTTCTAACGCTTATTTTTACAAGACCAGGACAATTAAGAAAAGCAAAACACAAAAGGCTCACAATGAGGTTTCTGAGTCTAAGTTAAATAAAACTGACGAAAAAGCCCTGAAGACAGAATCTAAAGTTTTGTTAAAAGAAAAGGCGGTTGCAAAACAGACGGAAAGAGAATCTTTGTTTTCATGGTGGTGGCTTTTGCTGATTATTCCGGTTGGAATCGCTATAAGAAAATGGATAAACAATGCCTGGTGGGTTTAACAAAATAAAACAACAGAAGTGACTAAAATAAAGAACTACGATCAGGATATAGAAATTGACCTTCAGGATAAACTTCTTGGAACAGATATAAACGGGAACCCTACCAAAAACTACCCGTTCTACAAGATAATCGACTTTTTGCTTTCGCAGGGAGTTGGCGAAGGAGGCGGGGACGTTTCCGGCAAGGAAGACAAATTCAACAAGGTTTCCACAGTTGCTGGAAACGAGTCAGATTTGGTGAAATATCCAAACACAAAAGCGCTTTATGACGGGCTTGTGGCCGCTGTATCCGAAGCAAACAGCTACACCAGCTCGATTTTCACCGGTACGGCTCAGGACGACCAAGTTGTGCATCTTGACGGGAACGAAACGATAAACGATTTCAAGATATTTACAGAGCTGGTTACTGCTTCAGGATTCAGGATACCAGGCGGTATTCCGGCAGGGTTCCATAAAGCAGACGGCTCCATTGACTACAGTGAGTACATCACGCTTGAAGACATACCGGAAGACGAAACCCTTGTATTGCAGGCAACAAACAAGACCGGAGTAGCTATACCAAAAGGCTCTGTTGTTTACATTGACGGGGCGCAGGGAAGTAAGCCTACTATCGCATTGGCGTTGGCCGACTCTAATGTAACCACATCGCTGGCTATAGGTATAGTTAAAGATACCATAGCAAATAACGCAAACGGTGTTGTTGTCACAAACGGACTTATAGAATCTCTTGACACCAGCGCATTTGCAGAGGGAAACAAGGTGTTTCTGTCTTCTGTTTTACCCGGAGGAATGACTACGGTTATTCCGTCAAGCCCTAACAATGTTGTGGCTATAGGGACTGTAATTGACGCTCACGCCACTCAGGGTAAGATATTGGTGTCCATACTATACACGTCTAAACTTGACAGGCTGGTGGATGTAGACGTAGATTCTGCCATGGATAACGACGTGCTTCAGTATAATTCTGCTTTGGGATTATGGGAAAACAGATCGGAACTGGAGATAGGCTCCATTCAGACAGATTTAATCACAATTGGTAATACCGAACTTGACGAAAAGTTACTTCAGTTAAACAACGCATCGCTTTCTACCGGACTGTATGAATTCGGCTCAGGAGGCTTGACAAACAACTCATCCACCTCGTTTAACATAGGCAACGTAAAAGGATTTATTGTTGACTCTGATGACCCGTTGGATTCCAACCCGCTATTCATTGATTATCCCGGAATCATCGGGCAGACGACTCCGTGGTTATTGTCTCATGCCGCTACCTATGTTTTAATCAAGCCTGATTTGACACCTATGCTGCTGAACGCAAGGCCGACGGTGACACAGAGGAAGGATAATATATTTTTAGGCGTTGTAGGCCATCCAAACGGGGCTATAGGAGGTATAGGAAACTCTCCTGACCTTATCATGAACGTGATGTCACAGGTGAGGGCGATGTTTGAGCCTATCAGGTTCATTAACGGAGGAATTGTGTGTTATGCCAACGGGACCAATATGGCACTAGCCAATACTCCGGGTAATCTTTACGGACTTGGAATCGGCTTTATCACAAACGGGAATGACGCACCTTCTGTACTGGCAGTTTCGGCAGGTACACCAAGTACGTTTCAGTACCGTACATATATAGGGACAGTTTTCGCGAATACCACTCTTATCGAGGGAGGGTTTTACGACCTGACGGGAGTAAGAACAGCTATACCGGGAAGCTCGAATCAGGCGACCAACCAGAGGATATATCTGCTTCAGAACGGCGCAATCAGGATACAGTACGGACAGAATCTGTATTCGACACTGAACAATGCAATATCTGCGGCATCAAGCGAGGTTTTCGTGGAGGTTACAAACAACAGGAGCCTTGGTATTTTGATCGGGATATTAGCGGTTACAAAGGGCTGTACAGATTTATCAGACGTAAATACGGCTAAGTTTTTATCCGTGAGCAAATTCGGGGAATCGAACATCGCTGCTGCGGGTATCGCTATCGGGACGCTTCAGACTGCCTACAAAAACTCCCTGATACCTCAGATACTTGTTGACGACGCTTCAGGAGCTTTTACGCTGCAGAACGCAAGAGCCTTGAACACATCTACAATTCAGGAGTGGAAGAATATAGCGGGGACTACTACGGCGAGTATTACGGGGAACGGTCTGCTGACTACGGCTGTTGATGCTTCGATTAATGGATTGACAGTTGGTAAAGGTTCGGGGAATATGTCCCAAAATACAGCAGTCGGAAATTTAGCACTAAGGGATAATGTCAGTGGGAATGCGAATACAGCAATCGGTTTTACGGCTTTAAAATTAGTCACGACTACGGTAAACAATACAGCAGTTGGTCAAGGGGCTTTAGAGAATACGATAACTTCTAATAACACAGCTGTAGGATATGCGGCATTAAGTTTGAATTCTTCTGGCGCACAGAACAACGCTTTTGGAAGATTGGCATTAAGCAATATTACGTCAGGAAATGACAATATTGCAATGGGGAGTGCTGCTGGAAATTCTTTGTTAGATGGAGTAACCGCACATACATCAAGTACTCAAAATGTATTTTTAGGTGGCAACACAAGGTCATTCGCAAACGCTCAAACTAATCAAATTGTAATAGGATACCTCGCTCTTGGCATCGGCTCCAACTCCGTAGTACTTGGTAACGACTCAGTTACCAAAACTGCCCTGAAAGGAAACGTGATAATGGGCCAGACAGGGACTATTACTGACACAGGGGAAAAACTGCAGGTTACAGGTACTATCAAGGCAACGGCTGTCCACTCATTCATCGAGACAAACGTACAGGCGGGGACGACTTACATCCTGCTGGCTACGGACAACTGCAAGCAGATAATCACGACAAGCTCGTCTCCGGTTACAATCACGATTCCGACAGGTCTTGGGACAGGTTTCAGCTGCGAGGTATTACAGCAGGGAACGGGACAGGTGAGTTTTGTGGGATCAGGCACGACTCTGAGATATTCGAGTTTTGAGATGCCGAGCGTGGTTGAGATATACGGAAGCGTGATAATAAGCAATATCTCGAATGTGACAAATGAGTTTAAACTGGACGGAGATTTGACGAGCCTGTAAGCATTTAATTTAAATAAAACATCATGAAAACTACATTAACAGGAAGAATAGAGAGGATTAAATTGTTTATAGATAATGGATATACAGCAGACCTGGAAACAGGTTTGGTGTATAGTCCAAAACCAGGTACAGATGAGATGATAAAAAGAGGGTGTATTAATAATAAAGGTTATATGGCGCTAACAACAAAACTTAATGGTAAAAGCATCAAGTTGCAAGCGCATCATTTTATATACTATTTAGCCACTGGAAAAGTGGTAGACGAATTAGATCACATCGACAGAACAAGACATCACAATGGAGTAGCAAATTTAAGGGAAGTAACCCATAGTGAAAATCAGCAAAACAAAGATGAAGCTAGAGGGTATTACTATGTAAAAAAGATTGATAAGTACAGAGTTAAATTAATGACTAACGGTGTAAGAATGGATGTTGGGTATTTTAAAACCGAAGAAGAAGCTAAGCAGGCATATTTAATAGCTAAAAATAAATATCATATACAATGAATATAAACAGAAGATACAGACTGCTTTCGAGAGGAAAAAGCCCGTCAAAGGAAGCTATGAAGCGCACGTATAACCGCGCACTTCTTAATGGAGGTATTACTGTTGACTTCTCCGCAAACATTGAGAATATCAGGGAGATTTCGCGAAAACTCGGCTACAACGTATTATCAGATGCAACTTTTGTTTATGTTCCGTCAAGCTACGGTGAAAGTAAAAACTTTTCACAAAATCCTACTTTGAGGAATTTAGTTAAGTATAGTGAGGAGTTTGATAATGCGGCTTGGACTAAAGGCGGGGGAACAATAACGCCGAATGCGATAGCCAACCCTATTGATGGATTAGTAACGGCTGATTTATATACGGAAGACAGTATATCGTCGCAGAAATTAATAAATAGTAGTTCTATTTTACTAAAACCTAACACGAATTATATATATAGTATTTACTTAAAATATAATGGTAGACAAACAGTACTAATTAACGCATCTGATGGGTTGGTTGGGAAAACTAGAACTTTTGATATTTTAAACGGCGTTATAATTGGGTCAAGTACTGATTGCAGTATTATTAGTGTTGCGGGGGGTTGGTACAAATGCACTATTACTAGGTTAATGGGGTCAACTGTAGGGGGCGGATTGTTATCAATGAATAACAGTACTTACGTTGGAAATGGAACTTCAGGGTTTTATATGTACGCTGCTCATGTTGAAGAGGGTATTATCTCAACAACCTACCAAAGAACAACAGACGCAATATCCGACTTCACATTTACAAGGGCTACAAGTTCAACAACTACAAATAAACTAGGGGTTATTGAGGATAGTTGTTATAATCTTTTGCAGAGGAGTGAGGAGGTTGATAATGCGGCTTGGGGTAAATTTCAGTCAACTATAACGCCAAACACTACGACAGCGCCAAATGGTACGGTAACAGCTGATAAATTAGTTGAGGATGTTTCAAATAATCGTCATTTTACCCGTCAAAACACTATAGGCAACGGAGGCTCATATACTTTCTCAATATTCCTAAAAGCGGCCGAAAGAAGTTTTGTCCGTTTTTGGGAGGACGTAAACACAGGCAAGCAGTGCTATTTTGACTTAACAAATGGGACAGCTAACAATAGCAGTATGGATAGCACAAATATTACTTCATATCCTAATGGATGGTATTTATGCTCGGCAACAATAAATTCAGTAACTGGTAATTTTGGGTTTGCTGTAAATATAAGCACAAACGGAGTTACTACGTCCTATACAGGCGATGGAGTTTCAGGTATTTATATATGGGGAGCTATGTTAAACGCAGGCTCAACACCTAGACCATACCTAAGAACAACCAACAGATTAAACGTTCCTTGTTTAGATTATAGCAGCCAGGCAAGAAGGAATCTTTTGAATTACAGTGAGGAGTTTGATAATGCGGCTTGGACTAAAGGTAATACTAGTATTGTAGCAAATGCGATAAATGATATAAACGGAAGTTTAACAGCGGATAAACTAAATGAAACAGCAACAACTGGAATACATTCAGCAAGTCAATCTGTCACAATATCAAGTGCGGGAACATATACTGTTTCTGTATATGTGAAAGCAGCAGAAAGAACTTTTTTCAGAATAGCAGATGCTGCGGTTACTTTTGGTGCTATATTTAATTTATCTAGTGGGTCAGTCGTTTCAAACGCAGGGGCAAGTGTTATAAGCTCTGATATAGTCAGTAAAGCCGATGGGTGGTTTTTAGCGTCTGCAACTTTTAGCAGTACAACAGGTTCAAAAGGTTACTTTTTCGAAACTATGCCTAACGGTTCTACTATTAGCCATTTAGGTGTAGCCGGGAGCGGTGTATATATTTGTGGCGCACAGCTGGAATCAGGAAGCATGGTGACTCCTTACCAAAAGACCACGACACTTGTTTCTCCGACAAAGGACGAGCCTAGTTTAGCGATAGAGCCGCAATCTACTAACCTAGTTCTATGGAGTGAAGACTTTGACAATGCGGTATGGCTTAAAGGGAATTCAACCGCTACGGTCAACACTAATTTAAGTCCATTCGGCACAAATAAAAGTTATTATTTAAACGACAGTAATGCTCTTGGTGTGGCTCACTTTTTAGAGCAAACAAATAGTATCACTACAGCACTTCCTTATACCGCTAGTTTCTATGTGAAAAAAGCAACAGATACTTGGTGTCAATTTGCACTTGGTATAACAGCTTTTAGCGCAAATGTGTGGAAGAATTTTAATTTCGACACAGGACTGTTCGGGAATGGTGGCGCAACAGGGACTTGGACAGCTAAGAGTTTAGTTAATGGGTGGTGGATGATTACCGTAACAAGTAACTCTATAGCAACAGGTGTCAATGTATCGGTAAATATAATCGCTACAAACAACACTGACTCTGCGACTAGAGGATTGGCTTATACCGGAACAACTAGGAATTTTTGCGATGTATCAGCAATACAATTTGAATAACGCAACTATGATTTACCCAACGAAAATCGTTATATTTGTAAAAAAAACAGATATGGAGGATTGGAAGTTCGTGAATGAATCTTATGAGATTAGTTCTAAAGGAAAATTAAGAAAAGGCAATTTTATACTTAAAGGCAGTATAAAGAAAACAGGATACTTAGAATATTCAATGAGTGTAAAAGGAAAACGTATTTATGCATTAGCTCAAAGATTAGTAGCTATTCATTTTATCCCAAATCCGGAAAACAAACCCGAAGTGAATCACATTGATTTCGATACGTTAAACAACGAAAAATCAAATTTAGAATGGAGTACTCGATTGGAAAACATAAGACATTCAAGAAGAAACGAAAGGTATCCTAAAAATATTTCTAAAAGAAGTGTTGATACTTTGAGAAAAGACAAGGATGCTAAAAGACACAAAATGAAGCCAGTAGCTAACGATATAGGGGAGATTTTTGAGAGTGTAAAAGAGGCTGAGAGAAAATACAAAAACGGAAATATTCATACTGCCATAAAAAAGGGATGGAGCTGTGCGGGAATGAAATGGAAGCATATTAACAACGAAAATAATTAACTATGGCAAGAAATTCAGCCACAAGCTACATAAAAACAACTACAGCAACAGTAACGCGAAACGCTGAACTTTCTTTTGTTGATTTGTTTAATAACAATATGCTAAACCAAAATAATTTTACTTTGTTTGTTGAGGGGTATAGTTATAATGGATTTAACTCTGATGGATGCGTGTTTTTAGCTAATGCAACGGGGGGCTTCACTTCTTCGGCTGACTGTATTGGTTTTTGGAATGGTGTTTCGGCATTATGGAGGGATACTTCTGTTACTAACGTTATCAATTCTGTTTTAACAGGTTCTTTTAAATTTGTAGTACAAAGAAGTGGTACTACTGTTAGGTTTTTTAGAAACGGGGTACAGTTTGGAACTACTCAAACTATAACTGTTGCGAATTATAGATATTTAAATGTAAATCATGGCGGTTCAACTTACGCAGTAGATAAAATATTTTTGTTTAACCGCACTTTGAGCGACGCGGATTGCGTTTTGCTTACAACATAAATTTTAAAACAACAACTAACTATAACATGAGATTAAAAGCGCAGAAAAATGAATTCTATGTTTACCTGCATACAAAAGAAGACGGAACCCCTTTTTATGTAGGTAAAGGCAAGGGCAAAAGAGCTTTTCAAAAATATGGCAGAAGCTCTTGGTGGAACAGGACATTTGCTAAATACGGACTTGACGTCATTTTTCTTGAAGAAAACTTACCGGAAGAAAAAGCAATTGAATCAGAAATATATTGGATAAAGCGAATAGGAAGGCTAGACTTAAAACAAGGCGTATTAGTTAATCAAACAGGCGGCGGAGACAAGGGTACAACTGGACGTCTGAACACTGAAGAATATAAAGAGAAAATGAGGAAGGTGAATTTAGGTAATAAATACAACTTAGGTAAAACACATTCTTTAGAAACTAAAGCAAAAATATCATTATCTCAAAAAGGAAGAAAAACATCTAAAGCGACTAAATTAAAATTAAGAAAAGCTATGTTAGGTGAAAAAAATCACATGTTTGGCAAAAAGATGTCCAATGAAGCAATACGCAAAAGAAGTATTAGCAGGTCAGGAGAGACTAGAGAGAGAATTATTGTCCTAGATAGTGAAACAGGGGTTTTTTACACATCTGTAAGAGACGCCTCTAAATACTACGACATGAAATTCTCTACTCTGTACAACCAGCTTATAGGTGTAAACAGAAATAAAACTAACCTAATAATAGTGTAAATTATGAAATTGTATGCACAGCAATACACCAGCCCTCTGCCGACAGAGGACAAATTCGAAAACGTATTTATTGAGGACACTGGATTTTCCGTAAAGAGAAACGACAAGTACTTTTCCACGACATTCGAGATGTACCACCTAAAGAACGGAAACAGAATCACCTTGGACACGTTTACGCTTCAGTTCCTTGGTGTGGACGGAGATTCAGCAACCACAAACAGGACTACGGTGATGTCGATTCCGAATCCGGATTACGAGGCTATGGTCGCGGCAATTCCGACAGAAGTGACGATTTCTAATCCAGACTATGAATCTGATGTTGACGGTTCTCAGGAATTCATTACAATCACGAACCCTGATTATGAGCAAATGCTGGCAAATGTCCCTGTGAGAATCAATACTCCTATGATAAATTACCTGATAGAACACCAGGGAGTGATGCCGGAAGACTACACTATGGTTGATTACGGCTATCCGAACTACACTGCGGTAATGCCGAACTTTGACGGCGGCACTCTGACTTCTCCTGAGCTTTTCCTGAATAATGACTTTGCTAAGGCTTGGTTCCTGGAAAACGTCTTCATGAAAGGCGAGAAAGTAGGATTGCAGTTCCAATTCGTTACAGAATAGTGGTTACGGCATTACTGCTTGTGGCACTGTCCCTGGTGATTATATTTTCGCCGGGGATAGTCCTGTCACTGATAGCCCCGTTCCTGTTTGCTTTGATGTCTCTGCCAAATCTCCTTGTGATACTCGTGAAGAACTACAATGTACACAGCTTCCGGAAGACGGTGAACAGGTATTCCATGCAGTCTGCGGTAAACGTGGACAAGTTCGGGAACAACAATCTGAGTCCGTTGCTGAACGCATTTCTGATAAAAAATGACGGTTACAGGTTTGGCGATCCGCAGGAAACAATATCTTCGGTGCTTGGGAGAAACCAATTTTCGAAAACATTAACAGTAATTGGCAAGATAATCGTAGTTTTACTCTACGTAATCGACGTGCAGTACTGGTTTAAGGGCGGACACTGCCTTAACAGCATAAAATAAATCAATCAAATAAAACAAACAGCTTTAGAATACGCGAGAGAGTTATTCAGTAAATTCGACACTGAGGGATACTGCAGTTCATTTTCAGGTAACAAAAGAAGTAATGGAGACTGTATTGAACGAGCTGATGGCGGAAACCAATAATATCGGATTTTACCTAGAAGTAAAAAGAGAACTGGACACGGTAATTGAGGAAAAAATAAAAGAAGGGCCTGGATATTAAAAAACATAAAACATGAACGGAAAAATAAAGAGAATTTCGATAGGGGTGGAAGTGCCGAAACAATTTCATTATGGCTGTAACTCAGTGTTCCCTATATACATAGACAATAAGCGCATTGAGACCGTGATAAACAATATAGAAGAAACTGAGAAGTTCTACTTTATTTACGCAAAATACGACGGAGAGGTGCATCTTTGGAAGAAGATAGGCAAACACGAATATATTTCTGTAGAATATTTTATAGACTAAATCTCACTAAAAGTATCAATTAAATTAATCAATGGAATCAAATATTAAAAGTCCGTACAAATTCATCGTAAGCCCACACGGAGGACAGTACGTAGACACAAAGAACGTGGACGGAGTTGAATTAGTGGTAAACACCTCTATAGAAAACGCGGAAGATGTACAAAGAATAGCAGTCGTGAAATCTGTGCCGATAGGCTATAAAGGGGATATTCGCGCCGGAGATTTGGTCGTTATTCAGCATAACTGTTTTAGAGTCACATTCGACGACAGCGGGATTCCGAGACAATCTGACAATCACATCAAGGATAATCTTTTTGGCATCACAGCGGACATAATCTACATGATAATCAGGGACGGTGAGAAGATAGCGCCGGATGATTCAATGTTTATAGAGCCTATCATTACGTACGATGAGTGGCATGGATATAAAGCGATGGATAATATCGGAATCGCTCGCTATGTAAACAACGACATGAAAGCGCAGGGAATAAATCCGGGAGACAAAATCGCTTTCAAGAGCTATTCGAATTACGAGTTTGAGATTTTTGGCGAGAAACTCTGGCTAATGAAAAACAGAAGGGTTACTGCTAAATTGGAATAAACAAAAAACCCGCTTCTTACGAGGCGGGTTTTTCTTTTCCTGAACACTTCAAATATTAGTTGTGGATAATATTGAAGTGAACTTTTGCTACCGCATTCAATGCGACAGTCGGGTGTACGTTTGTGATTGTTACAGAAAACGATCCTCTTGCCTGATCCTGAATTCTAACAATAGGCGCCCCAGCACCTGCGTACTGTAAAGCTACTTGGATTTCAGTAATCCTTTGGCATTTTGTGTTGTTGATTGTAAATGTTGTTGATGCTCCTGCTGCCGCCGTTGTAAGCGCGAAAGTAGTGATAACTCCTTCGTAAGCGTTTGCTCGAACAGCTGTGGATACAGAAGTAATCTGTGTAACATTTTTAATCCTGCCGTTGTTAAGTGCCATGTGTTTATGGTTTTAGTGTGTTAATATTATGTAAAAGTAATACTTTTTATTTATATATGCTTCCATAGCTTACGACTTAATATGCAGCTTATCGTATCTCTATCGACTCCATATATCTCTGCTATTTCTCGTTGAAACATATTTTTTCCTATAGCCCTGATTTCAAGCACCTGTTCTTCTGTTAATTTCGCTCCACCATGCTTTGATCCTTTTTGCGGTTTTAGCAATCCAGTATCGCATGCGTGTTGTATGTTTTCAGCAGTTGTACACCATTCTAAATTGTCCTTACGATTATCCCACTTGATTCCGTTTTTATGATTGACAAATGGTTTATTTTCAGGATTCGGTATAAAGTGTAAAGCAACTAAACGGTGTACCATAAATCTTTCTTTTTCTGAATCTTTATGTAGAGCCACAGATAAATAACCGTCTTCCATTTTTGAAAGATGCAGCCTTCGAGGAAATACGTAAATATAGCTTTTCACGCCTCCTGCATCACTAATGTCATAAATGCCTTCATATCCGACAATCCTTGTCCATTCTTCTCCCTCGACATCAGAGGGCGGAATTGTTGTGTACTTAGCAAGAGATTTAGCTTTACACTTCTTACATTTTGCACGAAATCTAATGATTCCATTTTTAAGTTTATCCATTGGAAATAGCTCCAATGGTTTTATCTCGTTGCAAGTATTGCATTTTTTTATCTCCATAAAATAGAAAAACCCGTAAATCAAGAGGTCGTAGTCTCTATCCTTACGGGAATTCAAATGATGTTTTTATTTCGGCTACGACTCCGAACTGCAAATATACTCACAATTATTCGTTATTTTTGTCTTAAATGTAATTTGAATTAAATCTAAATAAATGAAAGACTTATCAAAGGATGTCGAGTACGCAATATCAAACTGTATTGATGTATTGAATTACGATGTAGATATTGTCGGAGTCAAGAGTGAGAAGTTACAATCTGTAATGTCCTCCAAGATAGACACGTTTGCTTCTGCCAAAGAATTAATACTTACCTGGGAAAACTCACTGAATGCTCCAAGAGAAACCAAATTAAGGAAATATGTTCAGGATTTGGTAGACGCAGGAGAGAACGCTATTGAAGTACTTAGGTTTGCATTAAGAAAAGACATTGATCCGAATGAAGTGGATCCTGAGCGCCACGGTATCGCTGCAAAGGCAAAACCACTGATTTTTAAGGCAATCAGTGAAATTAACTCAGGAGTTATTCAATTAAGGATGCAACTTGACGCAGGTAAAATTGACTTAAAAGCAAGGGAGTTTACGAGATCGTTTCCGGAGAAGTTTGCGAATCAGGAATTCTTTCCTGAAAAAGATTATTACAAGGAATGGTATGACGAAGCCACTGACAGTGTAATGCTTTGCCCTCTAGGAACTAAAGGTGAGATTATAAATCTTAGCGGACTGAACATCATGCTTCCTAAACCTCCGCCGAAAACAAAAATCCTGTTCCATAAACTGCCAAAGGAAGAACAATACTGGAGACGTACAGAGGTTCCGAAAGGACTGACTGTTGATACGGAAGACCAATTCACGGAATATATTTTAGAGGAATTCAGAAGACGTAGAGAAGGCGTTTGGTTTTACAATAACGGAGTCCCTGTATGGCTTACTCCTGCGCACTACATGGCGCTACAACACATCAAGATGCTTGATACCGGCGAATGTATGGATTTCAGGTTCGCACAAAGGGATATGTTTTATTTTACAAGAGCTTGCGACGTTGACCAAAGATGCTTGGGTGAATTTTTCGTAAAGTCAAGACGTACCGGATTTACCTATCAGATTATTTGTGAGTACATCAATGACGGTACAATGATGGGGAATTCAAGATTAGGTATGATTTCTAAGACAGGGGAAGATGCTCAGGAAAACTTCCTGAAAATGGCCTATGGCATTCAGAATCTACCATTCTTTTTCGTTCCGGTAGTCAAGGGTAAAATTGACAGCAAGACGGAAATCGAATTTGCAAAACCATCAGATTCCACCAAAACTTCAAAGAAAAAGAAAGACAACAGTACTGATGATTACCTGAATACTTTGCTGAACTGGAAAACAACCACTGAGTCGGCTTATGACGGACTTCGTATGAAGAAACTGTTTGTCGATGAAGCATCAAAACCATTACCGCCTTTTAACTTAGAAACGTATTTTGGTAGGGTAGCGCCAACGGTAAATAATGGTGGACGCATAGTCGGGAAGCTGTATTTTGGATCGACGGTTAATCCAATGTCGAAGGGAGGAGACAAGTTCTACAAGATGTATTTAGGCTCCATTATATCCAAGCGAGACAAAGACACCAATAAGACGGCAACAGGGCTTTATGCTCACTTCTTAGCAGCTCACCTGAACATGGAATTGTTTACGGATAAGTACGGAGTATGTCATACAATGGTGTTGCCTGGGGAATCTTTCCTTAATGTTTACGGGGATAAAATCTCACAAGGCTCCATACAGTACCTTGAAAATATCCGTAGACAGAAAAGAAAGCAATCGCCTATTCTTTACAACGAGGAGTTGAGAGCAAATCCGATGACAGTTGAGGAAGCATTCAGGGATGAAGCAAAAAGCAGTCTGTTTGATTTGGAGAGGCTAAATGACCAAATCGCCTACAATAATGACATGGAAGTTGAGCAGACTCTTGTCAGGGGTAATTTTTCATGGAAGGACAACATAAAGGATTCAGAGGTAGTCTGGACTCCTGCGGCACAGGGCAGATTCCTGCTGTCATGGATTCCGCCAAAGGAACTTCAGAACAGATGGACAACGAAAGCTAATCCGTTTGGAGGCCAGAGCAGGTATCCTTTGAATGATGATTTAGGAAGTTTGGGAGTCGATAGTTACGATATTGATGCAGTTCAGGATTCACAGCTTACAAATACGGAGAATGGCTCGGAGTACGACTTAGGCTCTAAGGGCGCTATTCACGGAGTAACCGGAATGACGATGAAAGACGCACCGAGCAATTACTTCTTTCTGGAATACATTGCAAGGCCACAGTCTGCAGAGATATTCTTTGAGGACGCTTTGATGGCGACGGTATTTTACGGTATGCCGATTATGATTGAGAGTAATAAGGCGAGGATTTTATACCACTTTAAGAATCGCGGCTACAGGGGCTTCGTGATTACACGTTTTGACAAACCTGCTAATAGATTATCGCCAACGGAAAAGATGCTCGGAGGGTTGCCGTCAAACAGTGAGGACGTGATACATATGCACGCAAATGCCATCGAACTATACATCAATAAGTATGTAGGTATTTATTCTCAGGGGCAAGATGTTGTAGCTGCCCGTGAAGAAGGTGAAATCGGAAGCATGCCTTTTAATCGTACGCTTCGTGACTTTTCTAAATTTGATTTACGAAACAGGACAAAGCATGATGCAACCATTAGTGCGGGACTAGCTCTTTTGGGGTGTAACCGTAAGTCTTACACGGTACAGCAAGTGAGTAAGTCATTAGATTTCAAGATTAGGACGTTTTAACCATATATAGAAAAATAATATCATAGTGAAAAATATCATAAGAAAAAATTATACTTTTGTTAAAACAACTGAGCAGTAATGACAGAGAGCGATAACAAGGTTAAAATAAGCGCAAATGTGGCCTATCCGTCACAGTTGGCTCCATACGAGGAAAAGAAACAGACTGAATGGGGACTACAGTTGGCTAGGTCGATTGAATCTGATTGGTTTTACGGCTTCACCAATGCCGGCGGAGTATTGAATTCAAAGTTCAACACCCAACGCCAGGACATGCTTGAAAGAAGACTGTATGCTAAAGGCCTGCAGTCGATGGATAAATACAAGGATAATTTCAAGGCGAATGGCGACAAGTCATTTTTGAATTTGTCCACCAAGCCGATTTCGATTATTCCAAAATTAGTTGACATAGTTGTAAACGGAATGGTTGACAGGGGCTATGCTATCAAGGCAACTTCTGTGGATCCGACAGGTTACGATAAGAGACTTGCTTTCAGACAGGCTGTTGAGACAGACATGGTTGCCAAGGAATTTATAGACAAGGCGAAGGAAATGTACGGGGTTGATGTTTCGGCATCGCCTATGCAGGAGCTTCCGGAATCTGAGGAGGAGCTGAATCTTTACATGAACCTTACCTACAAGCAGGAGATTGAGATGGCTCAGGAACTGGCCATTGACCAGGTGCTTACAGAAAACAGATACAACGATACCACGGATTCCCTGATAAAAAGAGACCTGACAGTTTTGGGGGTTGCATGGGCGAAACACAAATTTGTTCCGGAAAGAGGGATTGTTGTGGAGCATGTGAATGCCGAGAACAAGGTGCAGTCGTATTCTGAAGACCCTTATTTCAGGGACTGCTTCTACCATGGTGAATACAAGACAGTGCCTATAAGCGAAGTTTTGACAGAATTCCAATGGCTGAATGAGCCTAAATACGAAGAACAGAAAAGGCAGGTTACAGAATCAAGTCAGGCATGGTGGGATTACAACCTTATGGCAGAGAACGACAGGATTAAAGGAACCACGAATCTTTTATACTTCACTTACAAGACCACAAGAACCAGAGCAAGTAAGATTAAGGAAAAGAAAACCGGAGAGAAGATTGTTTCGAAGGCATATTCTGAATTCGACGAAAAAGCCCTGAAGAAAGGTCAGAAAAACGATTTCAAGAGAGTAGCTGTAGAGGAAGAAATAATCTTTGAAGGAGTTTACGTGCTTGGAACAAACCTGATGCTTAAATGGGAATGTGCCGAGAATATGATACGTCCGAAGTCTAACAGACAAAAAGTAATAGACCAATATATAGGAGTGGCCCCAAACAAGGAAAGAGGATATATTGATTCTCCGGTTGCGAGGATGATACCTGTTGAGGACAAGCTGAACATACTTGAGCTTAAGGCAGAGCAGATTATTCAGAAAATCAAGCCCGACGGATTCATCATTGACCCGGACGCTATTGCGGAACTTGATTTTGGCAAAGGGAATGTGCTGACGGTTCAGAATATGGTTGACATGTTCGAGCAGACGGGTAGTATTTTTGCGAGAAGCTACAATTCAGGCGGCGATCAGATGTTTTCAAAACCAATCACCGAGCTTAAAACAGGTGACTCACTGGCAAAACTGTCCTCGCTTATACAACTGAAGGCTCAGTACATGGACCAGATGAGAGACGTGATAGGTCTGAACAAGGTTTCGGACGCTTCGACTCCAGACAAGGAAAGTCTGGTGGGAGTTCAGAAATTAGCCTCGTTAAATTCAAACATAGCCACAAGACATATCCTGAGAGGGGCAAGCGATATTACAAAGAGAATGGCTGAGGCTATCACTTACAGGGTTGCTGACCTTTTGAAGTATTCTGACTTAAAAGACGATTTCGCTATGAAAATCGGAACACAGTCGGTACAGATACTGGATTCTGTGAAAAATCTTCACCTGCATGATTTCGCCATTCACCTTGACCTTGAACTTGACGACGAGGAAAGAGCAAAACTAGAAGCGGATTTAACTCTTGAAATACAACGTGGAACGCTCTCTTTCGAGGACAAATATAAAATTCTCGCCATAAAGAACTTTAAATACGCCGTAGAGTACGCCTCGATACTTAGGTCCAAGCGAGAGAAAAAGAACCAAGAAATTAAGGCTCAGGAGTACAAGATACAGGCAGACGAAAACATCAGAGCAGCTACAGCGGCCAATGAGTCCAAGATGCAGACAGAGCAGGCTATAGGTCAGATCAAAATGATGCTTCAGCAGGCTGTGAACGAAGGGGAAATCAATAAAGAGCGTGTTCGCGGAGAAGAAGAAAGAAAGACTGTACAGGTAAAAGGTCAGTACGACATCGAGATCGCTCAGATGAACGGCGGAATTCAGGTTCACAAGCAGAATATGGCTGAGGACAGGAAAGATGACAGAACAAAACTTCAGGCTACTCAGCAATCAGAACTGATTGACCAACGTGCTAAAGACAAGGGGCCGAAGGATTTTGAGGATGATTTTGACCTTGGAGATTTCGAGATATAAACCAATATGGCCGATATGCCTCTCGACGAAGCACACTTTATCGGCCTTTTTCTACTTAAATAGACGATTTCTATAAGAAAAACCTTTACGATAGATTTTTTTTATACTTTTGTTGTAATAATGCAATTAAATCTAAATCAATAATATGCCAAACGAAGAACAGATTGGGACTGAGGAAAATTTGGAAACTCAAATTGAGAATCAGGAACCGGTAAAACAATGGGGTGTAGTTCGCGAGGATGAGCCATCGAGTTACGCAGGAGAGAAGCTGACGATATTAGGAGAGGATAATCCGGACGATACGGTAATCACTCCGCCTGCAACTAACGAAGAAGTGGTTACACCACCTGCATCGACAGAAGAAATAGTTACTCCGCCTGCAACTGAAATTCCTGCGGCAACAACACAAGCGGAAATTGACGACATAGCTGTGTTGAACTATTTAAAGGAAAAAGGATTTTCTGCTGAGAAGCTGGAAGACCTGAAACCTAAAGAGTCTATACAACTGGATCCGGAAATGGAAAAGTACCTAGAGTACAAGAAAGACACCGGAAGAAGTTAAGCAGACTTCATGGAATTACAAAAGGATTGGACAGCAGTGGATAAAGGAGACATCCTTATGCAGAATCTGCGAAATGAAAATCCTACGTTGAACCAAAAACAATTAGAGTTTTTGTTCAACAAAGAATACAGTTTTGACGCCGACCTGGATGATGACAACGAAATCACCATGAAGGAAATAAACATAGAGCGTGATTACCAGAGAGGTCTTAGGACATTGGAGAGTCAGAAGGAGCAATACAAAGCAGTCAGAGGTTCTGATGAAGGTATCCCGGAAGAATACAAAAATGCCAAGACAGCGATGGACAACATGCTCAAACAGCAGGAGGAAGCAAGGACTACTTATGAGAGTACGATTCAGGACTTTCAGGCAAAAACTGATGCGGTATTTACCAACAACTTTGAAGGTTTCGAAGTAAAAGTAGGTGAGGAATCATTCAGAATCAAGCCGGAAGACGTACAGAGTGCAAAAAACACTTTGTCTGACCTGAACAACTTCAATACGAAGTTCTTTGACCAAACAGGAAAACTGACAGATCCGTCGGGTTATTACAAGGCATTGCATTTTGCTATGAACGCTGATAAGGTTGCGGAACACTTCATTAATCTGGGTAAATCCATGAGAGCTGAAGAGGAAGACCGCGAATCTAAAAATATCAAAGTTTCAGGGCCTGGCAATATCTCAAATAACCTTGGAGCATCGGGCAAATCCTGGAAAGTCGTTAGCTAAATCTCGCGAAAAGTATTTTTTATAAAACGACAAAAAACAAGAACACATGGCTTTACAGGCAGCACCAGGAGTAGTATATACTCCAACAGCAACTAAAACTCCAACACCAACGAACTTTATCGCTGATGCAGAGTACAATTTATTAACTCAGTACATTCCTGAATTGGAATCTGAAATCACTAAGAGATTCAACGACCAGTCAGTAACAGGTATGTTGGAAGCATTAGGAAAAGAGTCTTCTTTCCAAGCGGATTTAATCAAATGGAACGAAGAAGGTCGTTTGACTCAACTTGCTACTGCGGTAACTCGTGCTTCAAACGTATTTACTTCTGTGGGTCACACTTTCAGAGTAGGTGAGACTATCGTTGTAAGAGACGTAGCAGGAGCATCATTGAGACAAGGGCAAATCACTGCTGTAACTGCTGATACATTCACAGCTTTATGCGGACACGCTTCAGGATGGACTGCGTCAGGAACAACAGGTATTATCGTTTATGCTGACTCTAACGAATTTGCTAAAGGATCTACAGGTTTCACTGAATCTTTGAACTCACAAGTTACTCAGTTCACACAGGCTCCGGTTATCATCAAGGAAATCTTGAAAGAATCTCGTACAAACTTAGCTCTTAGAACTTGGGTTGATACAGGAGAAGGATTCTTGTGGTACTACAAAAACCTGAATGATACTACAATGCGTTTCAAAAATGCTTGTGAGAGAAAACTTGTTTTAGGTCAAAAATGGGCAGGAGATTTAGGTACAGCAGGTGTTAAAGGTACTGAAGGATTATTAGCTGCTGCTTCAGCAGGAAATATCTTTGCAGGACCTGCTTCTGACTTAGATGATTTCGACGAAATTGTTGACCGTTTGAATGCACAAGGCGGAATCAGCGAAAACTACATGTACAACACTTCTGCTCACAACAGATTGATTGACCGTATGTTGAAGGCTGAAAACGTAACAGGTTCTTCTTGGGGTGCTTTTGACAACAAGGAAACAGGATTGAAATTAGGATTTAAAGATTTCAACTACGGAAACTACAACTTCTACAAATCAAGCTGGAGATTATTGGATGATCCAATGGGTGAAGGTTCAGGATTAGGAGCTACCAAATATCACGGACTTATGATTCCTTCAGGATCTAAAAAAGTTTACGATGTTATGAAAGGTGAGGCTGCAACAAACCCATTCTTGCACTTGAAATACAGAAGCTCTGCTGAAGTAAACAGAAAGTACGAAATGGCAATCAGAGACTGGAAACAAGGAACTCATACGTCTGACGTTAGAGAAACTGAATTTCTTACAGAAAGAGCTTTGGTTCTTACAGGAAGAAATAACTGTATTGTTTTTCAAGGATAGAACTATTTGTTTTTCAAGTAGTTGTAAAATTAAACCCACTCAATTCGAGTGGGTTTTTTTATATATGCGTCCATGTTTTTCTTTTTAAAATGTTGCATACAGTTGCTTTTGATACGCCAAATCTTCCAGCTATTTCGCCAAGAGAAATCGAGTATCCTATTTCACGTATATCCAACACCTCGCTTTCAGTAACTTTAGAAGCTCCGTTTTTTGATCCACTGGGCGGTTTTCTCAAACCCATTTCCCACGAATGCTGTATATTTTCTTCATTAGTGCACCATTCTAAATTCCAATCATTATTATTTGTCTTGTCTCCGTCCTTATGGTTTACTTCGGGTAAATTAAGTGGATTTGGGACAAAAGCCATTGCAACTGCTCTGTGTATTAAAATAAACTTATGCTTCTTATTATATTTTATTGAGGTAGCTAGGTATCCGTTTTCGGTCAATTGAGGAACCCTTAATCTATTTGTTGGAAATCCAGCAACCGATATTCTTCTAATTCGGCCTGTATTGCTAGTTACAAAAGTATCCTCCATTCCTACACTTGGAAGCCAAATCTCTCCTGGTAAATCAGCGATTCCAACCACCCCTTTCCTCGTAGTATTTCTTTCTACGTCGCACTTTTTGCAAGCGGCTATTCTTTTATCTGAGCCTCTCCTTCTGAAATGAAACAAGAATAAAGGTTTCTCAACACCACACTTTGTGCAGATTTTCGTTTCCATATTTTACGAATTCAAGGCTTTTGCGATTTCGTTGTACGCATTCATTTGCTCAATATATTCTTCATCTTTTACTTTTCCTTCCCTACGAGCGATTATTAAATCTCTAATAGCTACTCTAATTGTTTCGATTACTTCTTCTTTGTTCATGGTTTTCTGTTTTTATTAAATTCCTATTTGTTTTTTTGCTGATTCGGTTAGGGTTATGCCTGTACCTACTAAATCTTCAATCTTATAACAGCCTTTTAGTATTTTCCAATCCTCAAATCTAACAGTCCAAACTGCCCAATCCTCAAACAAAACCTTTTCTTTGGCTTGTTGATAAATCGGTTGTTCTTTTTCCCATCTATCCCATTCCTCATCTGTTGCAGGAGATAATGGTTTACCTAACAAAACATTTCCCTCATCATCTACGCAAACAAACATTTCAAGTTTTAACGGCTTTTTTAGGAATAATGCGTAGTTTATTATGTTGATTGAAAAAGCGTTTGCTTCTCCTTTGCATTTTAGCCTTTGCTCTAAAACAAAATCGGTCATTGATATTAATTTATTCATCTCTCAGTAGTTTTTGCAGTTCTCGTCTCCTATCAACTAATTTCTCATCGTTATTACCGCATAGTTGCAGCTCATATAGTTTTCCTTCGATTTGGTCAAGTTCCTGTTGTAGTTTTTCTTTCATATATTTTTCTTTCATGTTTGGTTTATATTCTTTGATACATTTTAGACAGTAGGCGAATATTCCGTTCTCGCTGTTTTTTAATGATGGTTTTGGGATTTTGCAGGCGCAGGTTTCTTTCATGGCTCTTTCTCGATTGTATTTGGTTAATAGTTATTTATATCGAATGTGATGTCTCGGCCTTTCCAACTTTCATCGACTTCTGCGGTTGAAGCCCAAATTAAATCCGGATAAGTTGATTCAAATACTCTTACTGCGACGCTTCTGTTTTGCTCTTTGGTTTCTATTATTTTATAGCCTAATAAATCTCCATTATGGCGTGTGTACAATACTTTGTAGTAGTATCGCTTAGACAGTTTTGCTACCCATTGACTGAATGTTAGTTTTGGTTCCATTATTTTTCTCTGATTATTTCAGCGTTAAAATACATGGCTAAATTCTCAACTTCCTGATTGAAGTCTGCTTCGTTTCTCCTTGTGTTACATAAGACAATAGTTCGTTCTTCACCCGACTTCCTTATTAAGCAATAAGCGAGAGCGTCTTTATCGTAGCTGTCTACGCCTATGAAGAATTCTTCTTTTATTTGCCCTAGTCCTGATTTGTCGATGTCAAATATTGTTTTCATAATTTCTGTATAAAAAGAAAAGCCAACTATAGCTCTCACACTATAATTGACTTTCTTGATTAGTCGTTATTCCTATTGACTAATAATTTCTTAAAGGCTAGTGAGAGATAGCTTGGGACAAATGTAACAAGAACTTTTGGTGAAATCCAATCGTATAGAGAAATAATATTTAACAATACTTGGTGATAGATTTTTCTTATATCTTTGTTCCTATAATCTAATTTAAATCAAAATGTCAGAAAACAAAAAAGCGCCTCTTTTTGGAAAGAAGGTTGAAACGGAAAAAGAAACAGTTATCCCGGAAGTAAAAGTTACGGAAACTCCGATGATTACAATGTCGATAGATGAGTTGAATGCTCTTATTGACTCAAAACTGAATGCTGCCAAAACTCCGGAAGTAAAGCAGGAGAGAGTAGTTTCAAAGGAGGAGAAGACTATCAGAAACCACATGTCAGATGACATCCCTGAATTACGAGATTTCCCTGTGAGAGAGAGAATTTATGTCTTATGTGACGGAAGTAAACCGGAAGCTCGTGAAATCAAGAGTCGCCATAAGCCTGGAAGTCCGTTACAATATTTCAATAGAGAAACTAACGAAAGTCACGCATTATTCTTCTCAATGACTCAGGCATCGTTTTACAAAACTGAACACAAAGGAGACTCGAAGGTTGACCACATCTTTATGAAAGACGGTATGCTTACAACCTATCCGGAAGATGTAAAATTACAATCGTTCCTTGAAATACATCCCGATAATGAAAAAAATGGTGGTTCGTTATTTATGGAATATTTGCCAGGTAAAGAGGCTGAGAATGATTTGGAAAGCGAAGACCTTTTGTTTGCCGCACAAAAACTAGCAAGAGAACTTTCTTTTATCCGTCAAGATGCTGTAGCAAGGCTTTTATGTAAAAACTACAAAGAGTCATGGGAACCCGCAGAAATGAAATTAGCTTTGTTTAACGAAGTAAAAAGATCTGCTAAGGAGTTTATGAAGTTGGCGAACGATCCTAGATTAGAGATCAAAGGAATTGCACGTACTGCTGTGCAAAGAGGTTTTATCGAGTATAAAGGTTACAAGTTTTGGAATGACCAAGGTGAAGTGATTGTAGATGTGCCACGTAATTCAAACGAATATGAAGTATTGGCTGATTATTTCCTAAGCAACCAAGGTCGTAATTACTATGAATACTTGGTTAACTCAATCAATTAGTCAGTAATCTCAACTTTATAATTCATCAAAGCGTTGTAGCACTCCGGTGTTATGACGCTTTTCCATTTCTCTGCCAACTCTTTAATGTAGCTTTCTTTAGCTATTTTATACACTTGAAATGCTTCTTCAATCGTTCTGAACAAGCCTAAGTAAATACGCATATCACCCTTGTTCAGTCTAGCTTGAAATCTATTCTTTTTCTTAACAATTCCAATGGGTAAGTCGGTTTTTTTATCACGTTTGGTTAATGATGTATTTATTTCGTGAGGAACAAAAACACATGTTTCAGGAGAGTATATTTTATTCCATTTCACAATTATATCTTTGTCTAGGTCACAATCTTCTATTTGGTTTTCCTCATACCATTTTGCAAATACTTGATAGTTATGCCATCTTTCATCTACAGAGCAACCAATGTATGATGGTCTTTTTTTAAGAGATTTTTCGCTATAACATCTTTGAATCATACTTTGCCAAGTACTATATGATTTTGTGGTCTCACCGTTAACCTTAGTTCTGTATTTACCTTCGCCAAGGTATCCCATTCCGAAAACTGACCTATGAAACACATTTCGGACTACTCCTCTTTTTAGATTTGCAATTTGCATTCCAGTCATTGTGTGACCACCTATATCAAACTTAATAGTGCAATCAAGTGCGCCAAAGAATTTAACTATCTCAATCCAATATCCTTCATTGGTTAAAAACCTTTCTCCTGTCCTGTCTATAAATTTTCCTTGCATAAAATAAAAATACCCTCAAAAAAGGGTAGGACTCCTTAGATGAGGGTATAGTATAATGTTTTTGACAGCCGTCCTACTTGCTGAGAACAAATATACGAAGTTACTAAGCAAAAAAAACATTAATTTTGTTAAAACAAACACAACAATATGATACCAATTAATACCGTGCGAAACGTGGTTTTGTTCGCGCTAAATAAAAGTTCGAGAGGGTACTTGGGCGTCGAGGAGTTTAATTACTTCGGACAGTTGGCCCAAATGGAAATCTTCGAGAACCTTTTCCACGACTACAACAAGCAGATCAACAAGGAGAACAAGAGGTTGACCGGTACGGAATACGCGAATCTGCCTAAGAATTTACGCGAGCAGATAGACGCATTTGCGGCTTACTCAAACGACACCAACTTTACGTATGACGAGATTACTGATTTGTGGTCTTTCCAGGATACGGATCTGTATCGCGCCGAAGGGTTGTCATTGGTAAACACAGATACTGACAAGTATGTGGATGTGGAAGAAGTTTTGAAATCACAGCTAAACATCCTGAAAAACGACATTAATACGGTTCCGAGCTTATTGTTTCCTGTTCACATCAGACTGGGAGAAGCATTCAAGATTTCTCCAGTAGTTCCTGTAGGGTATAATTTAGAATTGTTCTACATAAGAAAACCAGCAGATCCGAAATGGACTTATACGAATGTAGGAGGTAATCCAATGTACAACGCAGGAGCTTCTGACAAGCAGGATTTTGAATTGCATCCGAGTCAGTTGGTTCCTTTGGTAACGAAGATTTTGGGCTATGCCGGATTATCTATCAGGGAGCAGGAAGTTGAGCAATTTGCTAATTCAGAAGAAGTGAAAGACTTCCAAACTAAACAATAAAATAAGATATGGCTATTAACGGAAAAACTTCTGAGGAATATTACGATTCCAGAAACAGCGAGAACTACGGCGACTATGCTTTTGTAGGTATCGAGCAATTGGTAAACAGCTTCATGGGGAGCTATTCAGGCGACGACACATTGCTTGGACACATACCGAGACATAAGGCGGTAAAGAAGATAAAGGAGCAGGTACGGGAGTTGACTTTTACCACACTTAATCAGCCTAAGGTTGTCGAGCTTGATTTGGGCGACGCACTGGATATTATCAAGCCGCAGGATTACGTGGATTATATCAGGATTTCCTATGTGGACAAGACAAACGGGCGCATCATGCCAATGGCGGAAAACAGACATACGCCACTTGGTGTTGCATATCTGCAGGATCAGGACGCGAATCTGCTGTTTGATGACCAGGGCGATGTTCTTATCGGGACCACGATTCTGGAGCAGGAAAGTGACAAGCAGAACACTTCTATACTTGAAGGTGTAAATGTTAACGGGAACTGCATTCACGAATATTTCATTGACAGGCCGCTGTACAATATGGACACTACGATGAATGCCAACGGGACTTTTTCTCAAAACGAGAACAGGATTCACTTTGGCTCTGATGCAGCGACAAAGACAATACTGTTGGAATACATCTCTGACGGACTTAATGTTCCGGAGGCTTCGATTAAGGTTCACAAATTTGCAGAACAGGCACTTTACGCAAGTGTTCATTACGAACTGGCTAAGGCAAGCATCAAGGTTCCGAACTACGAGAAGGCAAACATCAAAAAGGAAAGAGACGCTTTAGTAAGAAACGCCAAGGTTCGTTTGTTGGGTATTAAACCACAGGAGTTTATACAGCAGCTGAAGGCTTTTAATAAATGGATACGATAATGAGGATAGCAAATAATTTTACCAAAGGAACGGTCCAAAATGACGTTGATGAGAGGTTCACAGACGGAGCCTTGGTTGGAGAGCCTGTTAATATTGAGATATTTACAGGGGTAGGTTCTGACGCCGGAGTCTTGAAGAACATTCCGGGAAACATAAAGATGTCTAACTATACCGAGCAGTTTTTTCTTTCTCCGAGCGCTAAGTGTATCGGAGCAGGAAAGAATGAGAGTGAGGAGAAGCTGTATGTTTTTATCAAGGACACGGCCTTCGATTTTGTTATCGAGTACAATTCGGTCACAAACACTTCGGCAAGAGTGCTTCAGTCGGCAGCTTCTTCAGGTGTACTGAATTTTAATGCAGATGAGAGAATCACCTGTGTTGACATTTTTATTGACGCAGTGACCAATGACACTATTATTGCGTGGAGCGGCGACTCTAATCCTCCTAGGATAGTTAATGTTACCACCGCGAAAACATGGGCTGTTGGCGGTTTTACAAACGACGAAATCTCCGTGATGAAGCCATCGCCGATATTCGCACCGGTTACTCACTTGACCACATCTACCGAAAGCATACTTAACAACTTTATTGAGGATAAGTTTCTGAGTTTTGCCTACAGGTATAAGTATTCAGACGGATACTATTCGGCTCCGAGTTCATGGAGCGTGGTTGCATTTACGCCAAGCGATTTTAAACTGGATTATCAGACCTATGACAACCTTGGAATGGTGAATCTTTCCAATGCTGTTGATGTTAGTTTCAATGTAGGTCCAAGGGACGTTGTTCAGGTTGATTTGTTATTCCGCGAAAGCGATCATACGACTGTTTATGTGGTGCAACAATTCGTGAAATCTGATGAAGTATGGGAAGATGAGACGACTCAGACGTTTCAGTTCAGTAAATCGAAGATATATACTGTTTTGCCGGAATCTCAGTATTTCAGGAATTTTGACAACGTGCCTTTGAGCGCGAAGGCTCAGACGGTAATAGGCAGCAGGATTGCGTATGCGAATTACGTTGAGGGCTATGACATTACTGACAAGATAGACTTTGATGTAGCGGTGACATCTACGGAAGTATTCAGCTTCAATCAGGAAGGGATTGAGAATACCAACATCCATATCGGGAATTGGGACCATACTGTTGATTTCGAGGAACTGACTTTTACAGAAAGAGAGTATGTTATGGCTCCTGTGGCCGACCAGATGAATTACACGACAAATGAGATTACGATGAGCTATGCCAATCTTAATCCTGCGGCAGTAAATAAATTTGGGCGATTCGCAGCGACTGTTACTCCTGATTCCAGGTACGACTCGGTTAACTACAGTATAGAATTCAGAAACGGGGCTACAATACTGCAGACTTCGGGGCCTTTTGCCGGAACTCAGACAGCGAGTTACGACACTCCACTTAATGCGCTGTACACGGTAAAGGCTTATGTTATTCCGTCTACGGATGTACTGATATATGACTGCGAGATGAAATACAGCCTTGGCGACCTTGTGTTTTTGGGTGGCGGAGAATGGTTTATACAGGACTGGTATAAGGCATATTTTCAGGTATCGTGTATAAACACCACTACAGGGCCTCCGAGTTTTATCAATGCGTTTGCTATAACCGACAGAATGGGTGTTGATCTTACCGGGTTTGAGTTTGTGACAGGAAAACAATTGCGTGTGAATATGGTATTGCAGTCCAGCTTGGTTAAGGAGCATAGGCCGGACGCTACGTTTTACTACAATATCACCGAGGACTATGTGGATTTGGCTGATTTCATGACCAACTCTACGTTTCAGTCTGAATTTGAAGATACGTTTACGCAGGTATTCAAAAACAACTACATAAGCAACGAGGGAGTTTTTGTGTCAATGACCGATTTCAGCATTACATATACCGGTGACACACTTAAAGTAAGCATGCCGGTTGTTGTATATAATGTTACGGAGCCTTCGGGTATTACCGAAAACAAGGATGAGTTTTTCCTTGTGTCCAGAGGGCGTGTTACATCTACCGATACAAACGCCTATGCGTCTATGCACTCTAACAGGGATTACGAGACATGTCTGTTTTACATGGACGAGCAGGGAAGGAAGACAACGTCTTTGGTATGCGACAACAATACAGTTTACATCCCGGCAGATAAGAGCGACCTGATTAACAGGCTTTCGGTTACTGTAAACAACGATCCTCCGAGTTGGGCCAAGTATTACAAGTTCGGCATCAAGCAGGTTAAGAAGCAGTACGAGACGATTTACGGGAATGTTGTTTATGAGGACGGAGTGTTCAGATGGATAAAACTTGAAGGCGAGAACAAGAACAAGGTTCAGGAAGGCGATCAGCTTATCGTTAAGACAGACATGTCCGGACCGTTGGACCAACTTGTGAAGGTGAAAGTTCTTGAAATAAAGGAACAGGCTGCAAACTTCATAACTGGGAACCTTAACGACCTTGGTGACGATATAAGCGAGCCGGCAGGACTGTACTTCAAGATTAAGCAGGGGACGTTTGATGCGAATGTCACACAGGAGTCATTCATGCAGTTTACCGAGACTGTGAAGCGAAGATATGCTTCGACTACATTTGTTACCACTGACCCTATATTCGGAATCATGGATCCGGCGTTTGTACCTTATGCTGTTGCTGCGGGAACGACAATCAGATTCTTTCTGAACATGAAGGCTTACGGCTCGATTGCTTTTGACCATAAATTTGAAATCACGAAAGAGGCTGAGATAGATTACCTATCTGTTGAAGACTGGTTTAATGCGGAGATAGCAGCCAATGCGGATTACCTTGAATTCGTAGACGAAAACTTCACGACTGCAGGATTTACTATTGACGGAGACAGGTTTCAGGTAAAACCAAACAGGGACGGAACGGCATCGAGGGACATTATCACCGAGGTTACATTTGACATAAACTTCTCTCGTGGAACACTGATTTTTGAGACAGAACCAATAGAGCAGCTTAATGCCAATTTCTTTGAGACACCGAATGTTTACACTATCACTGCCGGAGCTCATGAATTTGTGGAACACAGCCTTACCGACACGTTTAACTGTTTTGCTTTTGGCAACGGGGTTGAGAGTTATAAGATAAAAGACGAGCTAAATACAAAGAGTTTTTCCATAGACTCGAACCCGTCTAACGTCAATACTGACGGCTATAAAAGGATTGTGAGATCTGCCGACATCACATATTCTGAGGTTTACAACTCTAATTCCAACGTAAACAGGCTTAACGAATTCAATTTGTCACTTGCTAATTACAAGGACGATGTGGACAAGACTTTTGGCCCGATTTACAGACTGAAGGGCGAGAACACCAACCTTGAAGTTTACCAGGAAGACAAGGACTCCATCGTGTACTACGGGAAAGATTTGCTTTACAATGCCGACGGAACCACGAACTTAACAGGAGTGCCGCAGGTATTGGGGACACAGAAGGCATACGAAGGAGAGTGGGGGATTTCCCAGCATCCTGACAGTTTTGACTTTTACGGTTATGACTCATACCACACGGACGTTAAGAGAGGATCTGTAATCAAGAAGTCGAACAACGGGCTGTTTGATATTTCGACTCAGGGAATGAAGACATACTTCAGAAGACTGTTTAAGGAAAACACAATTCAGCATATCAACGGGAAGTACGACCAGCTGAACAAGGTGTATATCCTGAACATCAAGTACAATGACGGCAACGAAGACCTATACAGAACATGGGTTTATTCTGACGAGAACAACGGATGGTTGACTACTCAAACTTTCAATCCGGAAGACATGATACGTGTGAACGGGAACTTTTACTCATTTGAAAAAGGAGAGGTTTACAAGCACAACAACACTACTGACTTCAATACTTTTTACGGTATTTTTGCATACAGTGTAGCGTCGTTCAATATGAGTCATGAGCCAAGCAGTAGAAAGGTTTTTAAGACCATAGAGGTACAAGGAAACACAGCTCCGACTGTTGTATTAAGGACAGACATGGATTCAGGAAACGTGCAGCCGGATTACTTTGAGAAAAAGGAAAACGTGTACCATTCGTACATCAGGATGAACAACGAGACTATGGATACCTCGCTTTTGAGCTATCAGGGAATCGGGACAGCTACTGTGAATAGCTTTGACCTGGAATTTTCCTTCGACCTGGACAGCAATATATCTGTGGGCGACAAAATCCGTAATGTAGCCATGGAACTTGTAGGTGTGATAACTTCTAAAACAAGGAATTCACTTACCTTAACCGCCATGGACAATATAATTTCGGGTGATTATGTGGTTTGCTGTAAGCCGGAATCTGCAGAACAGCAGGGTCTTTTGGGTTACACAATGAATGTAACAGCTACCTTTGGCGACACTGTACAGCAGGAGATATTCGAGATAGCCTCGGAAGTAAACAAATCATATTTGTAGAATTGAAAAACCCCGTCATAATTGGCGGGGTTTCTTTTTTATAATCTTTTGAAATATTGGCCGAAGCCCTTGTCTCCCTCGGAAAATCCTGATTTCAGTAGTTTGTTGGCTATTATCGCACTTGAAGTAGGCACGAATAGCATTTTGAAATATCTTCCCTTCGCATAATCACATAATCCAACAATCAGTGCATCTAAACCACCTTTCCTGTCTTTTACATCAGGATTTGACATGAAGTATGTTGGTATTGCAGTTGCCGAATTTGTTTCCCAAACCCAAACCAAGTATACCGGAACTTCGTTTTTATAAGTTACCAAGCATTTGTCTGGCAACAAGGTGAAATCAATCATATCGAATTTATGCTGTCCGCTCCAAAAGTAAAACGTGTTTACAAAGTCAATCTTTTTTCTAACTTTTGTTTCGAATTTATCAATCATAGATTATTTTTCTTTTAATATGGTTTTCACTAATTCTCGAAATGATTTTCTGCAACCATTGAATAGATGAATGTTGGCTAAAGCTATTTGATACATTGAATTAGCCAAATCTTCATTTGTAGTCCTTATTAATCTCAACTTAACACCATTACGCTGAATGTTAGACGCCCATTTTTTTTCTTCTCTATCCCAGCTAACACCGGTATATCGTGATGTTTTGTTTTTTATGTCCTTGGACGTGTTTTTTCTATGCGTTATTGATTGTAGATTAACTGCTCTATTGTCTAATTTGATATTGTTTTTATGATCTACAACTTCCTCCCTACCACTTACTACGTGTCCATTAAAAACTGCTGCGACTAATTGATGTGTGAAATGAGTTGTTTTAACATCTTCGTTAGAGGTTCGGAAACATAGGTATTCATTTTTGCTGTAGTTTTGTTTTAGGATTTTACCTTCATAAAAAGCGTGTCCTCCCCATCTTTTGTGGCGAACCATTCTGTCTAATGATTTAGCCCTGCCTAGGTCGCTTACTTTATACAGTCCGATATGATTAGGAATATCTCTCCATAATTCAATCTTCCAAAGCATATCTATTTCGCAGAAATAAGTAATGTCGGATAAATCTAAGTTTTCGTAATAATATGTCATAAAAAAATAAAAACCCGCACGTCAAGAAGTGGAAGGTTCTATCGATGCGGGAATTCAATAATGTTTTCAATCAGGCTTCCACTCCTGTATTGCAAATATAAGGAATTAAGCTGTGAAAAAATATCTATCTTTGTCTTAATAACAAGAGTTTAACTAAAACAACAATATAACAATGGGTGTAGCAGCAGGAACACAGATGGCCTCGGGAACACTTGGAACAGCAACCGGTATTTACAACCTTATCAGAGGAGCTAAAGAACAGGCTGCCGCCAAACGAGCCATGAATGAATACGAGCGTCAAAAATTAACCAATGTAGCTGATGGATTACAGGTTTCGACACTTGGTTCTGATTTACAAAGAGAAGAACAAATGAGATTGGCAGCGTCTCAGAATCAGATGTTGGCCGATTCCGGAACAAGAGGGATCGTTGGCGGCATCGGAAAAGTAGAGGCTGGAAACCAAAAAGTGATGCAGCAGACAGCTGCCGACCTGGACGAGCAGCAGAGAAAAATCGAGATGATGCAGGCCGAAGACAATGCGAGAATAAGAACAATGCAGGAAGCCCGTGAAAACGCGGATTTAGCAGCCTTAAGTTCTCAGTTTCAGTCCGGAAAAATGGACGCTAATCTTGGAATGGGGAATATTATACAGGGAGTAGGGCAGCTTGGACACGGTTATGCTATGACAAGCGACAGTTCGCTTAAGCCACAGGCGAGTAACTACAACACAGGTTATCCAAGTGGGCCGCCACAAGCCCCTCCAGGAATGTATCTGTCTACATACGGAACGACAACACCTTATAATTATCCGGCAACAACTCAACCTGGAAAACAATAAAACAGATGAAATTAGGAAATACAGGAGCATATATAACCGACGCACCAATACAGAGGAATGATGTTGGAATTGCGATGACTCAGGCTGAGGACGCCGGCTTTAAGCACAGAGCCGAGGAATTCGTGAGATTCAAAGCAAAGAAAGAGCAGGACGACAAATACGACGAAGCGGCTTTTAAAGACATGCCGAAGGCTGAGTATACCAGAGACGCAGATAAGAATAAGTTTCTTAGTGACGGGTTTACTGACGCTACAAAAGTGGTGTATGATGCGTACAGCAAATTTAAATCAGGTCAGCTTTCATGGCCGGAATTCAACAGAACAAAGCAAAATACACTAAACGCACTTAACCACCTTAATGAAGGCGCTAAGAAAACAGAAGCGTATTATACTGGTGCTGCAAAAGATATTGCTGACGGTAAAGTACATCCTTTGTTTCAAGACCAAATCATGAAGACGGGGGAGGCCATGGATAATATCAGACTTAAATTCAATCCTGACGGGACCGCACATGGTTACGCTATGTCGCCTGACGGAAAAGAAGTAGTGTATGACTCTCCTTTGAATGCTTGGGGAACTAACTTTCAGCAATACAATCACTTAGTTGACTTGAATACCCTGGATAAAAACTTCGTAACGGCTAATCCAATGCCTGTTACTGAGAGATTTAACGGGTACATGAAGACAGGGACTACTAATATTTCTGAGCAAATCAAAAACAACATAAAATCTGAAGTACAGTCAAGAATGGGGAATCCTGATATTGTTGCTCAGGTAGCTTCTGAAATGTATAAAAAGCCGATTACCAGAGTAACTGACGCTGCTGAATTACAGAAAGTGGCTCAGAAGATGGAAGATGATTTGCTTAATTCTTACTCAAAATCAACTAAAAAAGACTTTGATTCAGGTCAGGCTGGTTATTACCAGGGAGTAAAAGAATTTAATATCGGTAGAAAAGACAAGGAGGAAGAAAAACTTAAAAACGCTCCTGTTGACGTGAAACTTGACGACACCACGTTTACTGAGGACATTATGCATATTAAGGACGAGAAAGGAAATGTAAAAAAGGTTAAAGTAACCAAGGATGGTGTTTATCAGAACGGTCTTAACTACGTCAAACCTATTGCTATCGTTAATTCAGGAGGTACTAAATCAGGAATGGATAATATGTCTGTAAACAGTGCCTTTATCAATAAAGACGGAAGGGTGGTTGTTACCGGAAGTGTCATTGATAAAAAAGGAGAGACTATTAAAAACGATGACGGAACCATTACTTACGCAGGGACAGGCAAGGCATTTACAAGGTTAGCGAGTGAGGAAACACTTGCGGCTATGGCTAAGGCAGGAAACTTTTTTAACAAGAAAGGAAAACCTGATACAGAGGCATTCAAGAATCACCTGAAAGAGAAAAACAGGGAGGAATGGGACAACGACCACCGAAATGCCACTCGTGAGGAATACGACAAAGCAAGAGGTGATGGAAAGAAAAGTAAACCAGCATCAAACATTGATGAGAAAAAAATACAATATTTGATGAAACAAAACAAAGGAGCAACAAGACAGCAGATTATTGACGCTTTAACTAATCAACAATAGAAAGTATGCCGGATCCTATTAAAAATTTAAATCTCGATTTAAGCGGGTACAAAGAAGAAAGCAATCCTCCAAAGGGGTTGAACTTGGATTTAAGCGGATATGAAGACGCTCAAAAAAAAAAATCAGATTCTACTGTAAGTCAACCAAAATCGGCTTCGGTAACAGAGAGTGGTTCGTCGGTTACATCAGGCGTAAATCCGTTTAAATCTGCAGAGATTCCGGGGCAGTTACCTACTGCTCCGACAAACATAGCCGCAAAACCTGCGGCTAAACCTGTTTCTGCGAAGAAGGAAAAAGAGAAAGCTAAACCCAAGGCAGAGGAAGACGATTACAGCTTTTTGGATTATGCAGCTGACAATTTAGGTGCTGGTGTGGATTACGCAGCCAAGTCGATAGCTGAACTTCCTGAAATGGCGTATGACATGATTAGGTCTGATAAATTTATGGATTCACTGGATAAGTTAACTCCTGTGGTTCCTGCCGGGACTATTGCCAGAAAAACACTTGAATTTTTAGATCCTACAAAAGACAAGAAGGCCACCGCTGAGGATATTAAGCAGTATTACGGGATCAGGAACATACCCGCGGAACACCTGAAAGAAAGGATAAGTGGCTTAAATAAAAACATAGAAGAGCAGAATAAAAAATACGGCGGAGACGCACTTTCGGCAATACAAAACGATAGATATGTTGATGCGGCAAAAATGATTGCAGGAACCACGATACAGTCGCTTCCTATTATGGCAGCAGCTATTATATCTGGTGGTTCGACTGCTGGAAACACGGCAATAGGACTATCTACGGCTTCTCAGAAATACGCTCAGTTAAAAGACGAACACCCCGAACTAAGTACCGATAAAAAACTAGCAAATGCAGGAACTACAGGCTTGCTTGAAGCGACCATAGGAACCCTTGTTGAAGGTGTTTCCGGGCAGGCTATTAGAAATATAATATCTAATAAAGGAGCTCAGGAAGGTGCTCGAATAGTAGCTAACGGTTTCAGGTCAATGTTTGCTAAGGCTGTGGAGAAAAATCCATTACTGGGAGCTCTTGGTGAGGTTATAGAGGAATCTACGGTTGAGTTTGGAGAGCAGCTTAACGACATGAATTCTGGCATCAGAAAGGAATTAGATTTTCATAGTATTGCCAATGCGGGATTGAGCGCCGTTGGGATGGGAACTGTTACAACCGTACCTGTTTATGCTGCAAAAAAATACTCCACACACAAGGATTATAAGGAGATGAAAGATGTGAACAAACAGATATTCAAACTTACAAACGAGCTTAACAATCCTGAGATTTCAGAAACCACCAAAACTGAGATAAACAAGAATATTGATAATCTTGTAAAACACAATCAGGCGCTTGTTCAGAAAAGCACTGAGAATATCGAGGCGCTGCATCCGGATGTTAAGGAGAAGTTGATTGAGTCGATTGGGACCCTTGAAACACTTAAGGAAAAAGCTCAGGCTATTAAGGATGACAACAGTTCGCCGGAAACAAAGAAGATGCTGCTTGCTAATTTGAAACAGGAGGCAAAACAGGCTAATGTTATTAAAGATAAAATCCTGAAAGGTGAGGCTACGGTTGTTGATACGCTTCCTGAGAATATGCAGGAGGAACTGAAAAGGAAGGCTAAAAGCGAAATCATGTCAAGTCTTGACCCTGAAGTTAAGGACAAGGAGCTAAATGAGGCTACCACTGAAGACAAGGTGCTTGCTAAGGCAAATGAGATTTACGAAAAAGGAAGGCCGAGTAAAGCTCAGTCCGCAGAATCCAGTTCTCAGTCTGCAGAAACAACATTGCCGGAAACTACGGAAGCCGCACTACCTTCGGCTCCTGAGAACACAGCTTCGGAAACACCTACTGCAATACCGGCAACTAATGCAGAAATTGCACAAGTTGCTCCACAATCACAACCACAAACCATAACAAATGAAGCAACATCGTCAAATAATCCTCCTGTTGATGGAGACCTTGGAATTAGACCTGAACAGCTGGGAGAGAATAGAGCGGCCCTCGAAGAAGTTATTGACGAGAAAAGTACACAACCCTCCATTGAGCTTGGAAAACCTGAAGAAAGTTCTGAAATAAAAGCAGAAATCGAGCATAACGGCACTGTTTTTACAAAGACAATTGACGGGAATTGGGTAAATACTAAGACTCAAAACCAAATCAAAGGTATTTCTGACAAAGGAAAGGCGCTTATTAAAAGTCTTGACGAAAAATTGGGCGGCAACCTGAGCGATGTTGACCATGCCAAGAAGGAAATCGAAAGAGGTGTGCTGAACTGGAGCGGAGATGTCGGCTCTGAAAGAGTTGCATTAGGTATCACATGGGCTGATATTAGAAAAGGAGAAAAAGACATTAAGGCCGGAAAAACAACCACAGCTCCTGCCAAAAAACTTATAGAGGCGCTGAAGGAAGCAAAGGAAAGAGGCGGGTATCATTATGTTCAGGGAATGGGCGGTGTACAGTCGAAACAATTCGTACCTTTAAGTGAAGTCCAGAGAGCTTCAAACGAAAACAGCTTGACTGACGAGGAAATCGCCATTATAAACAGCAATGAGGAAAGGCTTGCTAAGGAATTTGACGAATACTTTAACTCACTTGATGAAGAATCACAAAACGCAATACTAGACAACTATGAAAATACCGAAAACAAATCAGGAAAGACTGGCTCAGATGCCAAAGTCGGAGAAGGCAAGGATGATGTATCAGATACAGAAACAGAGCCAAGAGGAAAGAACAAAGAAGAAAGAGTAGATTCTGGTGAGGACACTGATGTCCCTACCACGAAAGAACCTGTTAAGGAAGAAAAGTCCGAGACTAAGGAACAGGCAACTGAAACTACAGACAACAACTTCGAGAAGAAGAAAGGCAAGCGTTCTGTTTTAAAGAGAGCTTCCGAAGGAAATAGCACAACAGTTAAGCAGGCTATAAGTAAATATTCTCTTGATTATGAAGTAGAAAATCAGATTCAAGCAGAAAAAGACGCTAGAGCTTTTGTTGACGAAGTAGGGATGTATGCTGCATTAGACGCAGTAAGAACAAACAAAATAGTCGGCGGTACAAAAGCATTTGTTTATCAGGCTATTATAGACGACCTTAAAGCTAAAATTGAAAATGCCAAAGTGGACGAAAGAGAAGATTTCGAAGACTTGAATCGTGAGGTTTTAGGTGAAATACTTGTAGAAATGGCCAAAGAAGGAACTAATGCAGGTAGGTTTAATTCTGCATTAAACAAAATCTATATTGGTTCTGGAGGAATGTACAACCTAAGCAAGAGAGTTGCCGACTACAAAGCTGCTAATAACGGGGTTATTTCTGACGAAGTTTTGAAGAAATTCACTGAGGCCGATGCTAAGATCAGGGAACTTGAAGCGAAACTTGACGAGATGCAGAAGGAAAAGGTCAAGGCTGAGGAAGAACAGTCACTTAAAGACATCATTGAAGAAGTTGCAAGACAGAGTAAGGTTGGCAAAAATGCCCAGATAAAATCAACAGCCAAGGCTCAGGCATTTGCTGACAAGCTGAGAAGTTTTAAGACGACAAGTCTGGGCGGAGCTATGGCTGCTACTCCTGTGAGTTTGGCTTATGATGCCGCTATCGAGATTGCTGCAAGGACTATCGAAACTTCAGGAAAAATTCATGATGCTATTTTAGAAGGAATTGAATACATACGTAACCAAAACATTAGTAAGCAGGAAAAGCAAGAAGCTATCGCTCAATTCTCCAATGCCTTCAGTCAGTCAGACGGAGAGCAGAAGCCTATCACGATTGGAGATGACGGGAAACTGAAAATTCCGCACTCTATAATCAGAGGTCATGTTGAAAACGGTATTGACACTGTTGAGGATTTGGTTGAAGCTGTTCAGGCAGATGTGAACGAAATGTTCCCGGACGAGGATTTTACAGAAAGAGAAGTCCGTGACGCTATCACGAGATACGGAAAGACGATAAATCCCACTCAGGACGAGATAGAGCTGGAAATAGGCAGGATGAACTCTCTTGGGAGGCTTATTTCCGGAATTGAAGATGCCGAAAGCGGACAAAGACCACTCAGGAGCGGACTACAGAGGCGCGAAGCAACCAAGGAAGAAAGAAAAATGCAGCGTGAACTGAGAGAACTGTTGCGCGACCTGCCGATGAACGATGCCGAAACAGCTAAGACCTGGAAGACAGCGTTGGATTCCATCAAAACAAGGCTTGCAAACGAGATTGAACAGCTTGATGACCAAATAGCTGCCGGAGAAAAAAGGAAGGCTGAGAGAAAGATTATAGAGCTTGACGATGAGGCAAAGGGCCTGAAGGAAATCCGCGACGCCAAGAGAAAAGAGCTTGATGAACTGGTAGGAAAACCTGAGCTTACGTATGAGGAAAAAGTAGCCAAGGCAATCAAGAACACCGAGGACGCCGTTGCTAAGTTGCAGGAGAAAATAGCTTCCGGTGATCTTGCTTACAAGACAAAGCCTACACCTGTGACTTCTGACAAACTTGAATCACTGAGAGCGCAGAAAAAAGCATTGGAAGCTCAGATTGACGAGATGCGTCAAGACAGTGGATTGGCTGAAATGAAAAGGCTGGAGACAGCAAAACAAGCCAGAAAGAATCGTATCAAGGAATTGAAGCGCAGGATACAGGAGAAGGATTTCTCAACCAGAAAACCAAAACCTTTGCCGGTTGATGCTGAAATCCTAGAAATAGAAAGACAGCTTTTGGAACAGAAGGCTATTTTTGACAAGGAAAAGTACAAGCAGGAACTTGACAATCAGCACGTATTCAGGAAATGGTGGGGCAGAGTCGGGAACGTACTTGGACTGCCTCGATTATTCAAGGCCGGTGGGGAGTTTTCTGCTGTACTTATGCAGACAGGATTTTTGACTACTGAGATGCTTGTTAGGAATCCAAAAGAAGTATTCAGGTCCATAGGCATGCTTGGAAAGGCTTTTTCGTCTAACACGACAGCTCAGAAGTACGAGACCATAGTAAAAACTCACCCGCTGTATCCTTTGATGCAGAAGGCTAAACTTACACTTACCGGTACTGACCACAGGATTGATGCCACAGAGGAAGCGTTTCAGCTGGATTTAGTGAATGACACATGGAATGCAATTGGAGAAGGGCTTAATAAAGCCACAGGAGAGAGAGAAATACTTACGCCTTTAGGGAAATTAAAAACCATGATGGGTAAAGAAGTAACTGCCGAAGACAGGAAGATGGCTGGGGATCAGTTTAAGGATTCTAACCTTTGGAAAATGTTTGAAAGAGGAGCCGTGACTTATTCCAACCACATGAAAGTACTGAAGTTTGAGGAAGGGGTTAAGGAGCTTGAAAAGCAGGGCTATGACCCGATTAACCACTTCGAGCAGTATAAACAGCTGGCTAAATACATAAACGTATTTTCCGGAAGGGCCAACCTTGGACGTGCCGAGATGGTGAGTAAGGATTTGGCAGTAGTGTTTTTCTCTGCAAGAATGGCTGTATCTCAGTTTCAACAACTGAACCCGTTCTTTTACGGCGGATTAGCTGATTGGAGCAATGTGAAAGGCATAACTTCTCTGAATAAGGTTAAGTCTACGGTAGCTCAGCAAATGGCCGTAAAATCGTTTGTTACATCATTTGTGGCTATCACAGGTTTTGCCACGGCATTCATGGCGGCAGCAAATGCGGCCTCTGATGATGACGAGGAAAAATGGACCATTGAAACAGATCCAAGAAGCTCTGACTTCGGGAAACTGCGAAAAGGGAAATTCACATTTGATATGTGGCATGGGCTTGGAACCTGGGCTGTGTTTTTTGCAAGGACACTTTCTCAGCAGACCAAGAAAAGGGATTCCGGTGAAATATCTGACTTGGGAGTCGGAAGAACGGATGCCTATGGCGACCTTGGAGTTAAGTTTGTAGGGAATAAACTGGCCCCGACAGCAAGTTATTTATGGAAACTGATGCTGACTCATCCTGAAGTGGACCCGAACACGGGAGAAGTTTATAGGGTTGACAAGTACGGAAATGTATTTGGTGAAGATGACACCATGGATTTACTAAAACCTATCTACTGGAATGCGATATACAATATAGCAAAAGAGGATCCTGACGCATGGCAGGTATTTCTTACATCTATAGGTTTGTTTGGAGCGAATACAGGCGTAGAACAGGAGAGGGTTAAATTCAAAGACGTCACCAAAAAACATAAATCAGAACCTGCTTCCAGACAGGATTCGTCAAGGCAAATATCCGAAAGACAGGATGTGTCGAGACAGAGTTTTAAAAGGCAGTAAAAAGCAAAACCCGCATCGTAAATGGTGCGGGTTTTTTGTTATTATTCTTCAGGTTCTTCCGGAGGTATTATTCCGTAATAGAAAAAGTTGATGGTATTAACTATCTCGGCAAGCCTTTCGGGATTATCTCCTGAGACATAGAGTTGGTTCTTTTCTTTTTCCAGGGCTGCTATGTCGTGGATTCTTTTGTGTGGGAGTTTTGCGGTTGAGAATTTTTTGGCCATTACTTGATAGTTGATTCAAGTATTTCGACACATAACTCATTCGGTATCTTGGACCTGTTGTAACTGTCTTTCTTGCCCTGAGTACCCGTCTTCGAGCCTCTTGGCGCAGGCTGATGGTGACAGTTCTTGTTTCCGTTGTGGCACATCGGTCGAGGAACCCATGTTTTTGAATTGGTCCAAATATCCGTCGGTTTGGCCCTGTCGTCGCCGTAAGTGCAATACCAAACCGTATGACGTTTGAACTCCTGCATGAACGGCATTTTTCTGAGCATGCCACGAGGGTTTTCTATGAAAAACACCATGTCCGGATTTATCACAAGCCAATACTTTATCATGCCTATCCAATGCTTGTTTACCCTGTCGCATTTGTGTGCGTATTCGCTTTTTGGCTCTATGCTGTTTGTCCTATGCTTGCTTACAGCAGCTATCGAATAAGTGGTGCAGTCAGGGCTTGACCAGATAACATCGGGAGTGAAAGGAACATGGTCTTTTGACAGTTCCTCAATGTCAATTGACAGATTTATTTTATCGTAAGGAGTCCAATCAACTGAAAAAACATCCATCCCTAATTTTTCGGCTGCATTGCCTACCGATCTTGATCCTGCGAAAAGTTCTAATACCTTCATTTATTCTTTTTTACTGTTGATTCTTTTGGCGCTTCCGAGGATTGTTTTTTTGTTCTTTTTCCTGGCTCTGAACAATTCATTTGCTTCGGCGATTTCCCACATTTCAAGTTCAGCCATGTGACCGATCATCTCCTCATACGCCCCGCGGTTATCGTAAGTAAAATCCTCGTTGTTGGTGACGCATTGTTCAAACATAGGGCTGATGAACTTTATCTTCCCAGAGGTGTTCAGCATGGATTTTCGCACTTCCTTGGTGGCAAGTGAAACTCCCGGAATCATATCACGGGCAACCTCTATTCTTTTGGCGCAAATATCAAGTGTAATGATAGTTGTTGTGGTTTCTATTGAAGACGCCGCAAGATATTCAAAGGCATTTGTCTCGAACATTTTCAGGGTTCCGAATGTACCTATCCTGTTCAGGTATTCTATGTTCTTGTCAAACGCCTTTTTGCCTTTTTCGGTGGCGAAACTTCCAAGCCAGAGCTTAGTTGTGAAGTAAGGAACTGTAGGTATTTCCACGTTCATGAATTTCCCTTCTTCGTTTGTGATAAGGTATATTTTTGTCTTCTTCTGTTGGTCTAGTTCTTTATCTGTCATGGTAATTTGGTTTATTTTAGTTTGTTTTTTACTTTTTCTTTATTTCTTTCGGTAATCTGAATGTCCCAGAATATTCTTTTCATTTCCAGTTCTTCGGCGTTTTCTTCCCGGTAGTTTCGGTAATATTCGGTGGCGCACTCCTTGCATGACGAGTTTAGTTTTTGCTCGTATGTTATAGTAAAATCCAATACCGGCTTTACCTTTGAACAAACACTGCATGTTTTATGGAGCTTTGATTTCTCAATCAGCCTCATGTAATACATTATCACCTTGTAGGCATCGTTATACTGATTCTTAGGAAAAGTTATATTCTCATTCTTTAGCTGCATGTGCGTGTTATAGAATTCGAATGTCTGAAGACTTTTCCTAAGTGTCAGGTCTTTTTTGTTGGATTTACTCATTTAAAAAATGGTTGAAAGTTCGACTTTTTCAAAACCATCTGGCTTTATTAATTTGCCATCTTCTCTGAATAAGCAAACTCCATTAGGGCATTTTTTTGAATTGTTTTCGTGTATCAACTGAAACACTTCTTCAATTTTGTGCTGCATTCCGTGAGATAAAATTGTCCCGACTAAAATATAAAGCTGATCTCCCAAGGCATCTGCAACTTCAACAAGGTCGTTTTCCTCACAGGCGGTTAAATACTCCTCGTTTTCCTCCTTCATCAGATCGTATCTCAATTTGTATAAGTCAGGATTACTGACAAGTACAGGTTTGTGGTTCACTTCCTGGTTAGACATTCTCATGAAGTCCTCAACTTTTTTAATAATTTCTTTGAAAAATAATGTAGTCATTTTAATTGTTTTTGATATTGTTATATGTTTCTATGCGTGACCAGCCGTGGTTAGCTCCAAGTGTATTGTACAGCTCTCTTGCTTGCTCTTTTGTCAGTTTTGATTTTATGATTTCGCCAGCTGTCCCGGACTTTGAGTCATATTCGAAAACCGCGTAATCTTTGAACATTGAATTTACTTTTGACATTATAAGTGTATTGTTACTGTTAATTCCAAATCGTCGATGTGGTCAACTTCAACGAATTCGTATGAGGTTTTTGGTATGATTCCCACGTTATCATCTGCCAAGACTCCAGACAACACCAGGCTGTCATTTCCTGTTTTTACCCAAATGTCGCTCAGGTTATTCAAATCCCAATTACACACATAATCCTTCTTTGCCGGCTTCCATGTTTTTACTCCGTTTCGTCTCTGTATGCTTCCGTGGTTGATTACCGTATGGAACCTGTACTCTATATGTTTTACCTTTTCAAGTTTCAGGTTCAGGTATTCTTCCGGTATAGAGTCGCTGAAAAACTTATGGAGATTATTCACTACAATTGCCCTTGCGAATGTGTTAAGCGATCCGTTGTAGATTGACTGCCCGTTTATCTTAATATACTTGTTCGGGGCTTTTTTGTTGTCCGTTTTTGGTATATGTGTGATGAGGGGCATTGAGATTATGAGTGGATTTTTAGTCATGCAGTTTCGGATAGGTTTAAATGGTTATTTATTCTTTTTACTAAATCTAAAAACTGATTATATGACAGGTTTCTTTTAGCTTTGTTACAGTCTTCACAACATGGTAAGCAGTTTTCAACTAAATAACCAATAGAGCTATCTATCCTGTCTATTCCATTGCTTAAAAAAGACGCATCGTACTCTCTTTTTCTTTTCGCTCTATCTAACCTACATTTATTAGGTTCTTGACCGCAATAGTGGCAATCAGAAAAAATAAGCGATTTAAAAGTTTCTTTTGTTAGTGAGAAATCCCAATCCTTGCTTTTTGCTCTACTTTTATAATTAGAATATGTAATGCTTATTTGCGCATCAGACATACTTAATGAAGTATACTCTTTATTCTGAATATTAGAACATTTTCTACATGATTTACCAGATTTCCTTACATCCTTAAAATTTTCAATAGTACTCTCGTACTGGTTAGAGCAGTAATTACATTTAATTTCGTATAAATGCCTGCCGTTATCTAGGTATTTTAAAAACTTAACTATTTCTTGGTTAAATTTCACTAACCCTATTCTTGAATTAATATCTATTCTCTTTGGACTATTCCTCATGTTCTTAAAATTTAGCGCAAGATAAGATATTAATTCAATTGAACAAGGCTTCTAAACTAACATTTACATAAACATCCCGTTTCTCCAATCAATGTTGGAAAATACGTTTGGTAGCTCTTTCTCTAAAGCATCACCTACTAGATTAGCAAGTATCCTTATCTCTTTCTGGCTGTGAAAATCTAATCGTACATTCAGGAAAGCTAACCAGCTTCTAAGTGTTCCATTAAAATTAAGTGTAGTGGTTGTGCATCCTGGTAAAAACATTCGCATGCATTCTTTTGCTATGCCTTTGTCAATTCCTTTTCTGTAGTAAGCCTCTATTGTCTCTAACAGTTCTTTTCCCTCAGACACAAATTCTGACCATTCTAAGGTGTCGGCATCAAAGTCATTGTCCATGTAAAAGATAGTTCCGACAGCTTCTGTACTACTCTGCCTGTTCGTAGGATGCTCCAGTCTTAACTCAATGTTTTCAAATAAAACACGATCTGAATACCTTTGAGAATGCTCCTGTGGGTTTATGCTTTTGTGCCGAATCCATTGCAATCCGATTGCCCTTGATGTCTCAACTTCAAAACCGAAGTTTATCATATCTAAAGGCGACCAATGATGCTCTTTCATCAGGTACTTTATAAGTTTGCCGTTGTCGTTCTTAATTACTCCGTGGCGAGCAATTGCGGATACTATTTCCTCAGAAGTCATGCCTTTGTATTTACCGACTCCCTCTGTTCTTGTTACTTGTTGCAGGTTCATTTATTTTTCTTCTTTAGGTTTCCCTGTTATTTTACTTAGTTGATATTTTCTGCTGAGTTCTGGATTATTTTCCAATTCTCCATTGTGATGCAGGCAGCAGGCTTTTAAGAAGCGTTTGTCTATCACAAGCGGTGTATTGTTATTTCGGGCTTCTTCGTCGTAGAAACCTATCCTTCCTGCCGTGTGTTCTATTGTATTGGCGACATTTGTACAGCCGTCGATGAAACATTTGAACTTTGCCTCGGTCAAGACTTCTATCCGTACCGATTCGTAAATCTTGTTGATCTCTTTGCGTTTTTCAGACACCTTGTTGATTGGCTTTAGAGATTTCAGTTTCAGATTCGGAACATGGCCTTCCTTGAAACATTCCTGAGAACACCACTTGTCGGTTGTTTTGAAGATTTTGAATTCCTTTGAGCAGTTTTTACATTTTTTGGTGTCCTTCATAATTAGTCAAGTCCGAAATATAAGTCATTACTTAGCGTGTTTGTGTCCACATTTCTTAATGCTTCAATCATTTTTTGCTTGCTCTCTCTACATAGCCCAAAACCATAAGTTCTGTATCTGTATGACCGTTCAAAACTAGATGCTGGATACATTAAATCGCCGTCTATTACTAATTTATTATTGGTTAAGTCCTCGAAAAATGTATCTACAAAAACATTGTAGTATAGTATTCCTTGTTCATCTGTTTTCCTAGCGTAAGCAAACCTAGTTATTGAGAAATCAAACATTGAAATTATCTCAATAGCTGTTCCGTAGGTGTGCCTGATAAGCTCTATTCTTACGTTTGTTTTCTTGTTTTTAAACGAAACTGTGTTGTCGTTCTCGTAAGAAAAAATATAGTCTTCATTTGTTTCAAAAAAAACCTTAGCATTTAAAAAATCGTTTTCGTTTTCGAAAAACATATCTAAATCTTTTATTTTCTGATTTTTAAATATGTTCTTAAAACAACCCCCAGCTATGAATCCAGCATGACCTTCCATGTAGTAGTCCAAGAACCTGACTTTATTGAAAGTTTCCTTTGGCTTTTCTTTAAACTCCATTGTCAATTCTTTTTAAAATCATGGCTTTTTGAAGTAAGAAGTAAACCAGAATATCATTGAACTTTTCCTCAACAATTTTCTCAGTCGGCAGCTTTCCGTCTTCAATATCGTTTATGATGTCGTTGTAGGAAATCAGGTGTTTAAGTAGGAATCCGTTTAGGACTCTTTCAGGAATCCTGCACGTCATATTTGCTCCTGCTTCGAAATTGTGATAAGGATTGTTGTTTCTGCGGTATTCCTTTCCTTTGACTACCAAAAGTTCCCGTATTTCCGAAAGGGTACGGTTAACTACTGTGTCGAATCTTTCTTCTGATGTAGGCTGAACCACTTCGTCCATGAAATGAGGCTTTCTGTCTGCCTCGAAATATCGTTCAAGTATGTCTCCGTTAAGATGGTCTGTACTCGTTGTAGTAATAAATTCCGGCTTGTTCACCTCGATGTTTTCCAGGTTTTTCTTTCTTCTTCCCATTGTTTTAGTTTTGATTAAGTTGATTCAGTACGTATTCGCTCCATTGTGCGGCTATTGCTTTTGCTATACCTTCAAAGGTCTTTGAGCGGAGTTTTGCCCTTTCCGGACCAGGTGGCAGGTAATGTAATCTCTGCGCTTCGTTTTTAGGTAAGCTTTTCCAGATTTCCTTTACATTGTCGGTTTCCTGTAATTTAGGAAGTCCTTTCAACCAGAAACAGGTGGCTTTGCTTTCGGCGTGACCGAACATGTATGGCTGTATTAACTGACTGTATTTTTGCCCTATTATTTCTACTGCGTACTTATGAGGGATTGGATTTTCCACAGCTATAAAAGGAACCGGAGCATCAAGCAGGGCTTTGAAAAAAGAAGCTCCTTCCTGCAGATTTTCCCATCTTTCAGTGTTTTTACTGCCGTCGGTCTTGTTGTACAGCCAGCATACTCCGCTGTTGGTAAGGTATGTGCATGTTGGGTGAGCAATCATTAAATCCCATCCGTCATTCAATATCTTTAAAACATCTCCCTTTATGTGCCATTCCGGATGGCCGCCGCTGCAATCCTGAAGGTCACAACTGTAGGCTGTATGACCCAGTTCCCTAAAGGCTTTAGTTACCGCCTGGCTTTCCTCGCATGCAACTAAAATTCTTAATCTTTTCATTTATTTAATTTTGTTTTACAAGCACTGTTTCAAGGATGCCAAATCTACCGATTCTTTTAACGTATTTGTATCCTTCGGCAATCTTTTTTATTTCCATTTCCCTGTAGACTTCCTGGGCGGATTTTGCGTTTTCAAGTCTTTCTTTTTGGAGTTCAAACTTGGTGTTTGCTGTTGATTTAACTTCTTTTTTTATCACTCTGATTGGTAGTTCTTTTGGTTTTTTTTCCTTTATGACTTTTGGCGGTTTTGGCTTTGGAACCGGTCCTGTCTTTGATGTTTTTGTGATTCCTGCCCGTTTGAGAATGTTGCGGACATGAGTGTAGCCCATGTTGTGTTTTGTACACAATGACCTGATCGACAGTTCTGATGAGAGGATGTCGGCGATAATTTCCGGAGTGGGAGTTATCGTGCTTGCGGAATATCCTTTCGGCATTTATAAAGCGTTTTCGTTTATGATTCCCCAAAGGCTGATGAGTCCGTTTGCCATCATGGTGAGTATGCCGAGGGATATTATCCAGGCGACTATCTCGATTGTTTTTCTATTTCTCTCCATTTTCGATAACTGTTCCGTCCATTAATACTACTGTTTCTGCGGTCATTAATTTGCTTGCGTCTTGATTTTCCATGGTTGTTTGGTTTTGGTTGTTTATGGTTAATTCGGTATTTGTCAATGCGAAATATAGGTTTTGAAGTTGGTGGACTTCAAATACCGTTGCGATACATATTATTACATCATTTACATAATATCTAAAAGCGTTATCATGTGTTGAGTAAGTATAATACCAATCAAAAATACTTGGTTTTATTTTAAACCTATGATGATCTATTTTATTAAACCCAAACTTCAAAAGCCATTCTTCTGTTAGCGGTATTGGTTTAATTTGATTGTGTTCTTCTCTGATTGCATAATTCAATGCTTCCCATCCTACCGTGTTTACATGTCCTTTTGTGTCATAAACATAATTTCCTAACCTTAATTCATTTGCTCTTACCATGGTTTATCTTATTAAAATTGGTTGTCCCGGTTTGTAGTCTGAGTTGCTGTATATCCTGAGCTTGATTCCGTCCTGGTAGCAGTCGTAAAAAAACTTGTAGTAATAGTTTTTGCGTATCGTGTGTTTTTCGTGAACAATGATTATTCCGTCTGATATATTTCGGGTAGCACAGGATGTGAGTAAAACTGTAATAGCAATAAGTGTAAAAATTTTCTTCATGGTTGGGTTTTGGTTTATTTAATATTTTCTAGTGGATAGGCGTTGAGGATTGATTGAGTAGTAGTAAAATCATCATCATAACCCTCACCATAAACAACCTTTTCACTCGCTTGTTTTAATGCCTCTTGAGTATGAATAGATATAATATCTCTTATCTCATGAATGGTTACATTATTCCATATCTCTGAACTTGATATATCTCTTTTGCATCCGTTTTCCATTAAAAACTCCTCTATGGTTATCATAATTATTTATTTTAGTCTTGTTATTATTTTTCCTGCTGTCCTGAAAGTTTTCTCAGGTATCAGTTGTTTCGATTTGTGGTATGCGACATCAAATGAGCGAATTACGAAGTAATCGACATCCATTCGCCACAGCTTCCTGATGAGCGATATTTTGTCCAACTCATCGCCTACTTCAAGTGTTTCTAATTCTGTCAGTACCTTGTTTACCAAAGTCACTTTTCGTGGTTTTTTGTCTTCCATTCTGGCGATTTTCTGCTGTACTGCGTAAAATTCTCTGTCCATGGTTTTTGGTTTTGGGTTATTTAATTAATAGCTTTTTTAAATGTTTCAAAGTCTTCCAAATGGTCTTTCAGGTATTCATTTACACACCTAGACCAGCATCTTTTTCTTACAATTTCAACAGGTTTTAGACTGGTTATCTTGGCGGTTAAATCCTGCAATATCTGCCTGCCTTCATGAAAACCCTTTATATTGGCTAATTCTCTTTGCTCGACAGCATATTTGTTTTTTTCCTCAGAGTAAATATCCTTTTTTCGCTCGTCGGTTATCGAAATCATTCCAAGAGCCTCCAGTCTTTTGAATTCCATCCAGGTGCTTGGTTCGTTACCTGCTTTTAAATCATCGTAAACGGACTTCAGGTATTCATTTCTTATTTTATCCTTGTCACCATCTGTTACCACGACTTCCTGTTTTGGAGCCGAAATGTTGTTGGCTTTTTTCTGGTTAATTTTCCAGTTTTTATACTTTTTCAAGATTTCAGAAACATATTGGCTGTCGAAAAGCTGAAAATGCTCTGTTTTGACGTCGTAGACACAGTTTCTTTCTAATTCGAAGGCTTTGTATATCTCCTCAATAGATAGGTCTTTAAAATAACCTAGAATCGTTTTCATTAAATCAGCTTTTACGTCGTAGCTGATTTCATCTTTGATTCCGGCTAATCTCGCAGCCTTGAAAAGCATTTCTCCGATTGTGTTTTTTAAATCTGAATCCTGCTGAAAATCCCTGACTTTTATAAAACCGTATGTTTTTTTTACAAATGATACATCTGAAATGTTGGATACATCACTAAACTTCAATATCCCCCCAGCCTGTTGCGTTTTTGTAAGCGACACTAATTGGCATCCTTCCGACTTTTGGTTCATCTTTTAAATTTTTATTGTTATTGTTATCAGTTTCGTTTTTTAGCCAATTCCCAGCAGTTAGATATAAGGATTTGTAAGAAGTGTTCTTTTTATAATTTTCAATTTTATCTAACACTGAATTAATTTGTTCAACAGGGTATTTTTCTTTTAATTTTTCAACTTCTTCAAAAGTGATTTTTAAATGGTCAAATTCCCTGTAAAAAATCTCAGCTTTATTTTTATTATTATCTTCTTTACATTCTTCTAATTCTTTACATTCTTTAATTGGTTTCACTTGCGTTTCACTTGCGTTTCGTTTGCGTTTCACTTGCGTTTCACTTGCGTTTCGCACATCCTGATAATCGTCGTATTTACAGATAGTTAACCGTGTCGTAACCGTTTCATTTTTTAACAGGACCATTTCGTCCTTTTGTAATAAATCTAAAAAACGCTTTGCTTTGCTTTTATTGGTGTTCCATCGTTTTGCCCAGGTATCCAAAGAGTACAGTTTTTCTCCTCGTTTACAGGTAAATAAAACACCTTTAATCAAGACCTTCTGCTCCTCATGATTGGCTTCTATTATAATATCTAACCACCATTTCAAATAGTCAGTGTTTTCCCAAATCCAATGATGAACTAACTGTCGGTGAACTTTGATCCAGCCGGACATTATGATTCATATTCTAAGTATCCGATAAACTTTTTAAGATGCCTAACCAGTAATATGGCGGAGTGCTTGTCGAGGTGTACTTTTTTAGTGTCGAAAGGATTCTCGTTACCTTGTTTTTCGATTTCAATAAGCAGTTCGTTATTGTCAGCAAGGTGTACTTGTAATTCTGTATTTGTTTTTGAACTATATGTTGAGCAAAAAATTGTCTTTACATTTCCCATATTGTTGTTTGGTTTAAGGATTACCAGCAACCGTTAATTAATTAAAGTTTAATGATATTGTTGCCTCTTTTTTTGTAGTTCAGGATATTCTCGAAAGCAGTAAGATAATCTGTGGTTTTGGCGCATCTTGGAAGTCTCAGGATATTCTGCTGGATAACTTCAAGCTGTTTTGCAGATGCTTTTTTATGCAGGGAGATTACAGCTGAAATGAAATCCTTTGTCTTGTAGAACGAAATCTGATTCAGTGATAAGATGTATTCGGCGATTTCCTCGGCGTGTGCATACGGTTCAAAAACTTTCCCGCTGCGTAATGCAGATGATTTTAAAGCTGTTCCTGTAAAAATCGCGATGCTTGCAGAAGTTCCGAACTGATACTTTTCTTCAAATTTCAAAAGCCTTCTGTAGCAGTCAATGTTCTGATCCGAATAACTCTTGATGTAGTCAATAACTTTCCATTGGCTCTGGCTTGAATTAAGGGCCATTGTTTTGGCGATTACGTCACCGGTGATAACTTCGTAGCTGATTGGTAAATCAAGGTTTCTAAGGGCTGTAAATCTGTGTTGACCGTCGATGATGTTGAAGAAGTTGTCTATTAAGATTGGTCTTCCTGGAATCACTCCCCACTCTTTGATTGAAGCCTCTATTTTTTTTACTGTTGCAGGTGTGATAACTCTGTTTTCCTTTAGGAATTTAAACTTGTTGTACTCTTTGGTCTCCATGGTATGTGTGTGTTTTGAATTTTAATTTGATAATTTTTCTATTGCTTCTATTTCTGATTTTTTCCATCTTCCATTTTCAAGTCTCGAAGTGAGTGTCCTGAAATTCATTCCCAGCATTTCTGCAACTTTTAATCTTCCTTGTTTGCCTATAAGGATATAAACCTTGTCTTCTAATTCTTTCATCGTGTATTTGTTTGTTGTGGTAGCAAATGTAGAACTATTTCTTTGATTTCCTACAATAAAAATACAAAATTTTCTGAAAAAAATACACAAAAACTGCAACTCACTGAGTTTAGGTGTATTACGTCGATAAGAATTTTAAACAAATGTTAATCATGTTGGATTTGTCGCTGAGAATTCGTATAATAAGATAACGACATAAAAAAAAACGGGAACCTTTCGGAACCCGTTTGTTTGTTTTTGTAAGAAATATCTTAAAACGGAAGATCATCTTCTGGCATATCTGAACTATAATTATCTGCCGGTTGTTGCTGTGGAGCCGGAGCTGAATTTGAGTTATCGCCCTTGCTTCCTAATAGCTGAATATCAAAAGCGGTGATACCGTTATCTACTTTTGCAGTACCGTCAGCAGCCAAATAAGCTCTGTTATTTGGTTTACCTGAAACATAAATCATGTCTCCTTTTTTGATGTACTGAGCTATGTTTGTATTGTTTCCCCATTTTGACACGGTGATCCAGGTTGTTGTCTCCTGTTGCTGCCCATCTTTGTCTTTGAATTTCTCAGAAACTGCAACCGTGAAGTTAATCACCTGGTTGGTTCCGAATTCTTTTACTTCTGCGTCTTTTCCTACTCGCCCGATGGCTTCAAATCTTATCATGTTGTTTAATTTAAATTTGGTTTAACTTTATTTTATTGTAATATTCTATTGCAGGCTCAATCTTATCAAGCAATGCCTGTTCTTTGACTGGACAGCGTGTTATTTTGAAAGTCTTAACACGTTCTTCCGGAGTGTATGCGGGATTGTCTGAGAATATCAGATTTCGCCTAAGCTGATCGAACAAAGGCTTTACTGCTTCGTCCTCGATGTCGATGATTCCGTACTTGTTTTTCAGCTTCCAGACTTCGTTTTCATAAAGGTGGTCCGGACAGTCGGTTAACGTGTAATGCAGGTGAAATTCATCTGCGTCGTAAAGATACATATAAGTTCGGCCTTGCCATTCATACGTGGAGTTTAAGTCGCCACCCATGAATGTTTCAGGACTCCAGCTTGACTTGATGTCCTTGATGATTTTGGAACCGTTTTTCTTGGTCACGATGTCTGCCTCTCCGGTGATGTTTCCGATAGTTTTACGCTCGTCATTCTTGATGTAGAACGAATCTTCAATCTTGGATAAAAGCCCGATTCCCTGATCCTCTCCGTAAAGCCCCTTGTGAACGTATTTGTTTTCAAGTTGGTTGTAGTAGCCTTTCTGGTTAAGTAGCCACATTTTCTCAATAAACCTTTTTGCAGTATCTGACAACTCAGGCGGCGCATCTCTGCGTCTTGTGAAATCCTCGAATTCCTTTTGTTGGTTTGGAGTTAAAGCCTTGCCTCCGGAAGCGATTCTTTCTTCATAACCTTTAAGAGTTTCTGATTGTTTTTCAGAAAGTGTTGTGCCTCTGCCTTCGGTCATTAATGCCGCTATCCCGGATGCCCTGAATAAAATGTTTGCCATAAATTATTTCTTTTTAGATTTCGTCAATTCTCTTTTCTTGTCGTCGAACATCACGATTAACTCATGATCCTCAGCACCGATTCCTGCTTCACATTCCTCCAGTTTTTCTAAAGTAGTGGAGTTGGTGATATGCTCGATTACACGTTCACGCATACTACTGTTATTTACATCGGTAATATCAAGTACCGTTGTCTGATTGTCGGCATATTCCACCTCAATATCAACTGTTTCCTGATTGGTGAAGTTGTCGTTCTTGATAACGGCCTGATCTGAAACCATTGCTTTTTGCATGGAAGTTGAAAGCGGGGCATTTTTGGCAAGATGCAGTTTTATGATAGTCTTGGATGCCATTTTCCCGAATTCGTCTTTCCATAGTCCGGTTCCGAATTTCTTGAATGTCATGGAATATTTCTTGGCGTGTTCCATCATTTGTTCTGAGGTCATGTACATTGTTGACTCAAAACCATTTACTAATTTGAAGTAGCAAACATATCCTACTACCGGCTTAGACAGTCTTTCCTTGTCGTCCTGAATCCAGTTGAATTTGATTTCTCCCGTAAGCCTGTTTACGGTTTCGATTTCTCCTTCTCTTACGTCTGAGTCGTTGATTGTAAGGAATTGCCCTGAACGCATTGCCAGTTGCTTTATTCCTTTAGCCGACAACTGGAACTGAACCATATCTTTATATGATCCGTCTGCCTGACGTGTTTTGAACGGAACCAGGTAAGCGTGTCCGATGCTTGGATTGATTGGCAAATCAAGTGTTGCGGCCATCAAAGCCGCGGTATAGAGCGAGTTTTGGTCAGCCTTGCCTAATGCTCCATTGGAGTTGACTACCGAAAGTATTGAAGTCACGAAAGAAACTCCTTTGTCCTTGTCTCCTAATACTTCGGCGAACTTGCTTTTTATAGCGTCCGAATTCAAAAAGTTTGAAAGCGATTTTACTCCTACTACCGGAGTATTATTTTGAGTCTGTAAGTTTGACATAATATTTTGATTTAGATTTTATTTTAATACTACGATCACCATTATTGCAAAAGCAGCGGTGAAGCATATAGCGATTGTGATTAATTCTTTTTTCATTACATTCCCAGTGCTAGTTCTTCGAGACGGATTGATACTTTGTTATACGCTTCAAGGAATTCTGATTCTGTACACTCCACATGGTCCGACATAAAAGCAATAGTCGCATTGTTTACTGCTATTGATGGATTAAAAGATGTATCTGTTACACAGATGCATTCTTTATCATTGTACACTTTGAAGAAATGACAAATACTTTTTTTAAATACTGGTAAAGTTATTTCTACTTCTCTTGATACGGTTTCGTGTACTTGAATTTTAATTGTTTCCATGGTAATTTGATTTAGTTGATTTGTTTGACTTGTATTGAGTTTTTGCCTCTTTTGATTAATCTGTTTTGATTATTGTGAAGGAATATTTTCAGTGCCGATTCTTTGTTTAATGCTTCAACAATTTCTTCATGGTCCACTGCCTCATCACAGTGTTCTACGTAAAAGGTAATTAAAAATCTCTTCATATATGGTGTTTTGGTTCGGAGCAAAGATAGGAATGTTTTTTAATTACGCAATAATTTAATTTATTTTTTAATTCACATTTATTGTTATATGTTTGCACTGTAAATATAACGAAAAACAAAATGAAAAGAGGTAGAAAAAGCATAGATCCAAAGGATAAAAAGAAGTCATTCGGGGCATTGGTTCCTGAAAAAGTAATAGATTATTTAGGTAGCGAAACTTGTAAATATGCAGCCGAGGAAGCTGTTATGAAATTATATGATAAGACAATTAAGATAAAAAGATTTAACGATAATAATTAACCGGATTTCACCAAAACTCAATTACCATGAAAGAAGAAGAAAAAAAAGCATTGATAGAAGGGTTCATTAAACTTTCAGCACAACACGCATTTACCATATTTGAACTTTGCGAATTGAAAACTCATATAGAAAGCAAAGTTATTGACTCAAAAACTGGGAAGACATATCAATATTCATTTAAACTGATAAGCGATGAACCTGAGCTATAAATGTTATTCGACTAAGAAAAGCAGCAAATTGCTTTTGAGAATATACAGAAAGGATTTTGATTTGTCTGTGGCTTTGGAACTTTCGGTGACTCCTGATATGTGGAGCCAAGAGAATCAGTCATTCAAAGATAATTCGCTGTTGAATGCTAAGTTATTGGAATTGAAGTTGTCGGTCTTAAATCAATACAACAATGATTATGTTCAGGGAATTTTGATAGACAAAACCTGGCTTCAAAAAACAATTGCTTCAGTGTTCAGCCGTCCATCGGAAGAAAAAGGATTAGTTAACCTTGACCACAAAATATATCTGTCTGACTTCAGCAAACACTGGCTTGAAAACAAGGCTGAGAAATGGAAGGTGTCTCATAATAAAACCATGGGGCTGCAACTGAAGGCTCAGTACGAAAATTTCCTGAAACTTTTGGTGAGATTTGAGGTAAAGTCCTCGAAAATTGTGATGAAAGACATATCAAGCGATACTATTTACAGCTTTGTGGAATTCATGGAGCAGGAAGGTTATAGTGTGTCTAAGATTGACAGAGAAGTAGGCAGGTTCCGGTTTATGTGCAATCGCGCTATTGAAGACAATATCAGGATCTCAAATGATTTTCAGAAAAGGATTTTTCTTGACAAAAGACAGGATGAGTCGGAAGGTGTTTATCTGAACGAGGATGAACTCGAACAGATATTTAATCTGGATTTGAATAACGACTATCACCTGGAAAACGCAAGGGATAATTTTATCATATCGTGTTTCTCAGGAATCAGGGTATCGGATCTTCGAACCAACCTAAATACAGATAATATCAAGGACGGGATTATCTCTGTTAAGACTCAGAAGACAGGTCAGTTTACCAAGATACCGGTTCATAATTATGTTAGAATGATTCTAAATAAAAGATTTGGAAATCTGCCTGCTACAACAACAGTTACGGTGTACAATAAGCAACTGAAGGAAATTTGCAGGTTGGCCGGGATTGATTCTCAGGTTTACTCAACATTGTGGAACCCAACAACCAAGCGCAAAGAGAAAGGCTACTTTTTTAAGTGGCAACTGATAAGCTCTCACAAAGGCCGTATCAGCTTTGTTTCTAATCTGAAAGGCAAAGTATCGGATGAAGTTTTGATGTCGGTGGGGGCATGGAAAACCAAGGAAATGATGTCGCATTATTCTAAGACGAGCAAGCAGGAATACGCTGATAAACTTAACGAGTATTGGAATGGATGAATTGATGTTTACATTCGATCAGTGGGTTAAAAGGCTGTCCAAGAAACAGCCTAAAACCACATTGACTCAGGAACAGTTATTAGCTTTCGAATATATAGTAATGGGATTGGTTCAATGGTGGATAGACTCGAATCCAGACAAGGATTTTGAAAAAGACAACGACCTGTCTATGCTGAAAGTATTAAAACTGCATTTTTTTGTTTGTGCAGTGGATACTACAAAAAACAAGGAAGCCCCTTTACTTGATTTGTTTTCGTTTACAGCAATGCCATACGGCCATGTGTGTAAAGAAATATACGACTACATAAGACGCAAAGGAGAGTTTGATAATTTCATATTAAGCAACAAGGCACTGATACTAAAAAAACCCGTCTAATTAAGCGGGTTTTTCCATTTCTATTAAATCCAGAACCACCTTCAGGTTATAACTACTAACATGGTTAGGTATTTCACCTGAGAATCTATACACTCTCAAAGCGTTTGATATGATTTCCCGGACATTGCGACGAAGCAGGAATGATGCAGGGATGGTTTGTTTTTTTTTAATCAGTTCTTGATATGTCTTTGTTGACATGATGATTTCGGTAGAGAGAGGCTCCATATTGCTGTGTGTTAGCGTTTATGGAAAATAAAAGTAAACAATTTTTAGTAAGATTTAACGAAAACTTTGTAAATCAAAAAAGCCCTACTATCACTAGAGGGCTTTTTACTTTCTGTACGTCATGTATTATCGTTTAAATGTTTCCTGAAAGAAACCTGCACTATTGTGAGTTTCCCATTTTAAGGTGTGTTTGTCGATTGATTTTACCTGAACTATAAGATATGCCAATCTTGGATTTGTAAACGTGCATTTTAGCTCATTTTTAATAAGCGTATATGTTCCGCTGTCTACAAATGCTCCGTGTTTTGAATTCCTGACTACTTTGTTGTCCGAGGTGAATTGGTATGTGTCGCTTGATTCTCTTTTTTGACCGTCCAACATTGAGGATTCTATTTTCCAGGTTCCACCGGAAATTGTTTCTTCTGAGATTTCATTTGAGCAGTTTGTCATTGTTACTGCGATTACGAGAATTGTAAATAGTTTTTTCATGATATTACATTTTTTTGAATTTATATTCTAAATCGTCAATTTCGTTTTGCAAAGCAGATAAAGAGTCTTCTATTACGTTAATTAAAACAGCTATTTCAATTGGGTGATCGGTAGTTGTTCTGTTGATATAATTAGTGTGTTTTTCGTTAGTTTTAACTTTAATATTGATAATGCAGCTTCCGGCGTTATCACTATTAAGACAGTTTAAAGCAAATGTTTTTTCTTCAAGTTCTTTTTTCTTTTGGTTTATTTTTTGGTGTAATTGTATTGCTTCGTTTAATATTTCTGTATTCATGAGATTTTATTTTTAGTAAGATAAGTTGTTGAATTGTTTGAATGGGTTGATGTTACTTTCTATTGCTCGAATGCGAACTCCTATTTTTCCGTTTTTATACTTTCGAAGGTTATAGATGCTGCCGATTTTTTCTTTGAACTCAACGGCTAATTTTAAACTGGTAAACTTTACTGTCTGGAATTTTTTGGATTTCGATTCTTTGCTTTTCATAGTACGGTTACGGTGGTTTGTTTGGTTTTAAATCAAGTTTTCTAAGTCGTTTAATTTTATTTTTTGAATATTATTAATCAGGAAATCTATTTTCATTTGGTCTAATAAAGACAGTTTTTGTAATTGTTTAATGTCAGGTCGAAAATCACTTATGAATTCTTCAATGATTTTCTTATCGTTTTTATCGGAATATCTTCCACTATATCTTTTTTCTATTTCGTCCAGAATATCATCTAAATCGAAATCGTCTAAATCAATATCTATATCTCTGTTAATAGTTGCCATGGTAGTTTGTTTTGATTGTTAGATTACCGGAATATCCAGGGCTTTCATTATTTTTACTATGGTCATAAATGCGACTGACGGCCTGAGTCCTCTTTCTATTTCTGAGATGCTTTTGTTATGGAAAGGATCACCGAAGGCTTTTTCTGATAATTGGACCAGGGATAGTTTCTGTATTTTCCTTTCGTTCTTTATCATTGTGCCAATGGCCCGGATTTCACGTTCTATTTTGCCTTTTTCTTTCCTGCTTTGTATTGTTTCCATTTTGATTTTGAGTTAAAGTCCTAGTGACTGAATTTTATTAATAGAGTTGTGAATATCCCGACTGCCAGAATAAACCGTATCAGGATGTCAATTGTTGCTTTTTTCATGGTTTTGCTTTTATTGGTTGATGAAAATTTTTGTCTTCAGGATCAGTTATTGAATTCCCTTCAATCGGTTCTCCTGGTTTTGGAATTAATTGTTGTAACAGGAATTTGTTGTGCCTGTCAAAAACCTGCTTTGTATTCATGGTTATATGAAGTTAACTATTATCAGGATTACAATTATTGCGATCCAAATGTATATTTCGAGTGGTTTATTTTTCATGGCTTTGGTGGTTAGTGGGTTTATCGTGAAACTACTTTTTCAATTACAGATGTTCCTGTATTAATCATGTTAATAACTTTGCTCCAGTTTTGTTCGTCTGCCTCCCATTCTATTTCTTGCTTATCGTATTCCATTTGCCAATTACTTAACGAGTATCCATTACCTGATAATCTAAAATCGCCATGCTCGTTTTTTCTTAATGTAAGTTTCCCAACATTATCGCACATTGCGCTTATGGTAGTGAAAACTACTTCTCTGGAATCTTTTTTTACCGACAATAAAGGCTTGTTGTTTCTAAGTGTTTTATATTTTTCCATGATATTAGATTTTTAAAAATTTGTAGTTGTGCTTCTTTGATTCAGGATTATTTTTGAAAGAGGATTTCTTTTTTGCTTCGGTTGTGTCCAGGCTGCTGAAGTTGTATTGAGCCAAATCCAGGCCGTTCTTTTTCCCCCAAAGGAAGAACCTGTTTTTATGGTTTATTGCCGTTCTTCGTGGCCTTATTGATTTTGTCTGCATTGTTATTCGTTTATGTAGTTTTCCTCTAAATCAACGGTGAATTTCGCGCCTGTTTCTTCATCAATTAAATCATAAACCATCTCTCCGGCCCCTTCTTTTATCCATTCTGATAATTGTTTTGCTGCGTCTAAAGGATCGTTTCCGCTAATTGCGTTAAATGTCAGTGATATTGTGTAAGTTTTCATGGTATAAATTTTTATAAAGTGAATTTAGCTTTTGATTTTGATACTCTCAGTTCTGATCCTGGGACAGGTATCAATCCGCGGTCTTTCTTTTCTATTGTGACGGTGTAAACTTCGTTTTCCTGCTTTAAATGATAGATAATAGAGTTTACCTTTCCGCACGTCATTTTTGCATCCATCAGGGCTTTTATGTGCTTTTTGTTGGTCGCTGTTAGGTGTCCTTCAATTGTTTTCATGGCTTTTAGTATTTTTCTGGGTTTCCGGTTATTCCTGAAGAAACTAATTCACTTTCTTTTTTAGCGTTATCAACCATGAGGTTAAATTTTTCTATAGCTTTTTCGTAAGTTTTAAACATACCATTTGAGCAAAACGTGCTTTTTGTGGTTTCGTGTACTGCGTAACTATCACCGTTTGTATAAGGTTTTAATAATCTTATTAAATTTACATGGCTGCCGTCTTTAAAATTAGCGTATCTAATTAGCGGGCTTTGAAAAACTATTTTAGGTAGTGTTAAGTAACTCATGGCTTTTTGATTTATTGGATTTTAAAAATATATTCGAAAGTCTGTCCTGATTCTTCAACCTGGAATAAGGCTGTTTTGTATTCTTTGAGAGAATGATTCTCAATTTTGAATGCTTTTAATGTTCCGACTTTAAAGAGTCCGCAAATTGTATCAATTGTGTTTTTTACTTCTTCTGTAGTTGGCACGTTGTTTTTTCTCAGGTCGATGCTTCCGGTGTGGTTTGAATTTTCCATGGTTATTATTTTTTTTATTAATTAAATGTTCCTATGTCGCCTTTGTAGTCGCAAAAGTTTGTCATTAGAAAACCCTGAGAGTTTATTTCCTGCTCGTATTGTAGAACATCACCTTTGTAAATTGAAAGATACAATTCCGGGTTTTTTTTCGGGGCTTCGTGTCTTATTTGCATGTCGAACATTTGCCCGTTTTCCAGGGCAATAGTAAATTCACGTTCCCGGTGTGCCTCGTAAACTGTAGATATAACTTTGCAGTCTTTAAATACGTGCTTTTGGAATTCAATATAACTGCCGTCCTGGTTACTGTCCCATTTTACCGTAAAAGTGTTGGTAGTTGTGGCCTGGATTGTTTTTGGTTTTGGCGAAATGTCCTCGTTTAATGGTTCCGCAGTGCATGAAGTAAGGGCCAAGGCTATTGATAGGAATGATATAATTTTTTTCATGGTATAATTATTTAAAGATTTTGTTTAAAACGATTCCGGCAAAAGTGCCAATTGATAAAAGTGATATTATTAAAAAAATTGCGTCGGGTGTGGTCATGGTTTAAAATCTTTTTCCGTCTTCTGTAAATTCGTATTCGTTAGAAATTAATGTTTCTGCTATTGCTTCATCACTAATTAAGTACTCGTATTCGTTTTGTAACATTACAGAGTAATCCTCTAAAATGTTATTTAAAAAATCGTTTTCAATTTCAATTAATTCTTCCTCGTTGTCTTCTTCTTCTGTTATGTAATTATCAAAAACCGGCTGCCAAACTTCCATAAATGCTTCCGTGGTTTTGTATGTTTCGCATTGCTCCCCGTGTTCGTTAAGTATGTTTTGTGATACTTCATTAGCTGATAGCAAAAAATTTCCTTCTGCGTGTCTGTTTCTGTCAAGGTCAAAACTTGTTATTTTTAAACCTATTCTTTCCGCGTCTTCGTAGGTTGATTCCCACCATTCAAAATTTACATTTATGTCCTGATTGTCTGCAATTGCAACTTGTTTTGATTTGTCGCTTAATTCTTCGAAATTGTAAACTGTTGTTTTGATAGTTTTCATAATTATAAGTTTTAAATATTAGTTTTTAGTTGCATTTTAATTCTTCGCCATCATTAGACAATTGGCAGAACCTAACAGAGTAAGATTCTTGTATAAAGCAGTTACATTCTTCAAAAAATCCTGGAGTATCTTTGTAATCCTCTTTTTTTGCGGTCCAACACGTGTCAAACCTTAGTACATCCGAGGCTTTAATTTTGTCTTTTGGATTGTTCTCGTCTCTAAAAATAAGATCTCCTTTTTTGTTGTAATCTGATAAGTAAGTTTTCATGGTGATGAGTTTTAAATATTAGTTAAATTTGTTCCCTTGTCGGTATCGCTCCGAATCATTTCTTTTGCAAGGGAATTGTGATTTATTACTGATTTTCCATCAACCAATCAATCAAAACTTGTTCATCTATTGAGTTGATGGCCTCGTATATACTCATGCTTTCTAAATTACTGTAACTGTTAA